TGGGACGAGAGCGACGTCGCCAAGCTCGGCACGATCTTCCGCTCCGTCGACCGCGGCGAGATCGCCCGCGACGAAGCCTTCCCGCCCGAGCACATCACCGGCGCCGAGATCACCGGCAAGAACGCCCCGCAGTAGCCCGCATCCACAGAGAGCCGCCCGCGGGCTATGCGGGCGGCTCCCAACCCCAGGAGATCACAGAGCATGACCGTCAACCAGACCGAGGCCGCGCAGGGCGACCCGAGCCGCGCCCTCCTCGACACGCTCATCGAGCGCTGGCGGGAAGTCGCCGACGCCTACAAGACCAACCCGCCGCGCGACGACCTCGACCGCCGCTACCACGACTACCGGCACATCTACCTGCGGAACATCCGCGACCTGAAGCGGGTCCTCGACTCAGGCCGCGTGCCCTGCTCGCTGATGACCGATGAAGAGCGCCGCCGTGGCGACTGCGGGCAGGTCCACGACGACGAGCACGAGAAGCGGGGCTGGATTGGGGCGATGGCCGCCGCCCGGGACCCGTGGGCCCAGGCGGAAGAGGCGGCAGCCCGCGAGCCGTGGGGGCCCGGCGTCACCCGCGACCAGGCCATGGCCAACGTCGTCACCCTCCACCTCGCCGAGGCCCTGCTCGACGGCAAATCCGAAGAGGTCCGCACCTGGGCCCGCGGTCTCGCTCACGAACTGAAGCGCGAGCGGATCGACCTGCTCGACGAGATCGGCCGACACCTGCAGCGCATGGCGCTCGGCGACTCCGACGTCCCGTTCTAACCCACCCCGTTCGGCGGCCGGCCGTACCCGAAATACGGCCGGTCGCCACCAGACAAGGAGAGCACGCCGTGCCGAAGACCTCCATCTATCGCCCCGCGATCCGCAAGCTCATGGCCGATCTGGAGTACCGCTCCGCCTTCGGTCGCCCTTGCTACATCAAGCGGAACACCCGCCATGCCGCCCTCATCGTGCCCGAGTTGCGCAGTGGAGCCGACGGCCCTTACGCGCACCTGAAGACGTTCGATCGGGCCACCGTCCACGAAGCCGTTGTGCTCGGCGCCGTCACTCTCGGCCCGGACTTGGTCGACGTGCCGTCGTTCAGCGGCAACCGCAACCACTGGGCCTTCGACAACGGCCACCAGGGCCGCACCATCCAGCTCAGGGAGTCCGCGTCATGACCTACATCCAGCCCGCCTTCGACGGCCCCGAGCTTGCCGCCGCGGCCCCGTCCGCCACCCGCCGGATAGTCGACGACTACGAGGCCTGGGTCGACGAGGTCACGCCGTACTACGTGGCCGAGGCCGATACCGGCGTGCCGTTCACGATTGACGCCGTGGCCCGCCGCCACAACCTGCCGGATCCGCCGAAGCCGCAGAGCCAGTGGGGCGGCCTGCCGATCCGGCTGCAGAACGAGGGCATCATCCGCCACCACGATTACGGCGGTTCTGTCCGCGCCCACCAGTCCCTCGTCCACGTGTGGATCGGCGTCCCCGTCGCCATGCGGGAGATGGTCGCCGCCCGCCGCCGCGAGGAGCGTGCCGCACGACGGGCCGCCCGCCAGCAGGAGAGGCGGGCAGCGTGATGGAGGCCTACTACGAGGACGACACCGTCCAGCTGTACCTCGGCGACATGCGCGAGATCCTGCCCGCGCTCGGGATCACCGCAGACCTGATCGTTGCCGATCCGCCCTACGGCGAGACGTCCCACGGCTGGGACTGGTGGCCAGACGGCTGGCTTGACGTCGCCGCCCAGCACTCCCAGTCGATGTGGTGCTTCGGCTCGATGCGGATGTTCATGCGCCGGGCCGCCGAGTTCGGCGCGGCCGGCTGGCAGCTCTCTCAGGACGTCGTCGGCCACGACGAGGACGGCCCGGTCCACGGCGACGTCAACGTCATCTGGGAGAAGCACAACGGCAGCGGCTTCGCCCGCGACCGCTTCCGCCGCGTCCACGAGCACGTCCTGCACTGGTACCGCGGACCGTGGGCCGGTGTGCACCAGGACGTACCGCGCGCCCCCTACAGCGGGCCGGACAAGTCGGCGCGCGGAAGCGCCAACCGGGCCGCCCACACCGGGGCCGTCGGAGCCCACCGCTACGTCGACAACGGCACCCGCCTCATGCGGTCCGTGATCAAGGCGGCGGCCGTGCGGGGCCAGAAGCGGCACCCCGACGAGAAGCCGCTGCCGATCCTCGACCCGCTGATCCGCTACGGCTGCCCACCCGGCGGACTCGTCATCGACCCGTTCGCCGGATCCAGCAGCACCCTCGAAGCCGCGGCCGCCGCCGGAATGCGCGCCATCGGAATCGAAGGCCGCAAGGACTACTGCGAAGCCTCGGCCACCCGCCTGGCCGCGATGCCGCTGACGCTCGACGGGGGTGCCGCCTGATGGCCCTCTTCCTCGCCTGCCTCGCCCTGATGGCCGGGATCGCCGCCGTCGCCTACGCCTGCATCACCGGGAGGCGGACGTGAGCCCCGAAGTCCGCCACGCCTGGCTCACCGCCGGCGACTGGGTCGTCGCCAACTGGCCCAACCTCGCCATCGCCGCCGGCCTGCTCGTCTTCGCCGCCTGGGCCATGCGCCGCAGCATCCACGCCCTGCGCGGCGCCGACCGGATCGTCGCCGACGCCATCCTCCGCACCGACCCGCCCGCCATCGACACCCAGCCGGGCACCGACAGCGACCTGCTCCTCGACGCAGCCCTCGCCTACTACGGGCCCGCCGGACTCGACCGACTCCACAACGCCATCAACCAGCACCGAGAGGAGAAGCCGCAGCCGTGACCACCGCCGACCGCGAAGCCCCCCACCACCGCAACCTCACCTGCGTCACCGACTACAAGTGCCGGCGGCCCGAGTGCCTCGACCGCAGGCGCCAGTGGCAGCGGGAACTCCGCCGCAAGCAGCGCGAAGGACAGCCCGCCCTCATCGACGCCGAACCCGTCCGACGCCACCTCATGGCACTGCAGGCGAACGGCGTCAGCATCAACGCCGCAGCCCGCGCGGCCGGGCTCGACGAATGGACCCTCCGCAACTTCCTGCCCTCCCCGTCGGGAAAGACCCAGAGGAAGCACCGCGTCACCCCGGAGGTCGCACGCAAAATCCTGTCCGTAACCGCCGAGCAAGTTGACCTCGGTTACGTGGATGGCACCGGAACCCGGCGCCGGATCCAGGCCCTGTCCGCCCTCGGCTGGCCGCTGCGGCGCATGGCCGAACACCTGGACATCAACCCCACCTACGTCGGCGAGCTGCTCCGGCGCACCGACCGGCCCGTCTTCGGTTTCACCGCCGACAAGGTGGCCCGCGCCTACGACGCGCTCAAGAACCAGAACCCCGCCCGGCACGGCATCGAGCCCCGAGTCGTCAAACGCATCCGCGGCATAGCCAAGGCCAAGCGATGGGCCCCGCCCAGCTACTGGGACCAGCACGCCGACGCCATCGATGACCCCTACTTCGAGTCCATGTACGGGATCACCCGCCGGGAAATCATCGCCCAGGACGCCAACTTGATCATGCGGACCACCGGCATCGACAAGGCCGCAGCCGCCGAACGCCTCGGAGTCGACAAGTCCTACGTCGACCACGCGTTCCGCGACCACCCCGAGTACGCGATCGAGGTGGCCGCATGAGCACCCGCGCGATCACCGAACTCCTGTACGCCGGGGTGTCCAACCACGACATCGCCACCGAGATCGGCATCGACCGTCGGACTGTCGCCGCCAGGAGGGCCGCCCTGGGCTTGCCCGACGCCCGCACGATCAAGGGCTCGAGCGGCCCGGAAGACCTGTTCTGGCGGCGCGTCGAACCCGTCGAGGGCGGCCACCTCGCCTGGACCGGACACCGCAACAACACCGGTGTGCCCGTCGTCCACACCACCGGCCGCATGTATACGGCCGGCCGCATCGCCTTCCGCATCCGCTGGGGACGCGAACCCGTCGGGCGGGTCAAGTCCGGCTGCGAATACGACGGCTGCGTCCACCCCGAGCACGTCGAAGACCAGCCGATGCGCGAGCAGCTGGCCGACCAGTACGCGGCGATCTTCGGCGCAGCTGCCTAGCCCGGACACGACGAAGGCCCCGCCGATGGCGGGGCCTGGAGGAGAAGGAGGAGGGGACGTGACGCAGCTAGGACTTCGGCGCCGGGGCGATCTTCGCAACCCACTCGCGGGTGAAGCCCGAGAGCTCGGCGAGCCTGCCCACTGGGATGCCTTGTCGTCGCCCCTCTACGAGCAGGGCGCGAAGTTCGGCGTCGGCCTCCTTCAGCGCCGCCTTGGACTGGTGCCACCTCTTGCCGGCCGCCGTCAGCTCCTTGTCGGCCGCGTCCGAAACGGCCGGGCGGGTCTTTCGCTGCTTGGGCGGGACGGGCGGCGGGAGCTCCTCGGCGCCGGCGATGTTGTACAGCGGACGCTCGTTGACGATCGCTTCAGCTTCCGCAGCAAGGGCGGCACTCCGCGTCTCGTGCCATTCGACCTCACTGCGGTCGACCTGCTTCCACCACGACTTCGTGGACGAGTGGCCGAGCCATCGGGCACGCGGATTGAAGGCGATGCCGACATAGAGCAGCCGCCCCTCCGCATCGAAGAGGCGGTAGAGGGCGGTACGCCGACGGAAGTCGATGGATACGCCGCGACGGGGCAAGGCTGGTCTCCTCGGTCAGGCCGGGGAGTCGCCTCCCGGCTGGGCTTTCTTCCTGCTGGTGACGGTCGGCTCGCGGAGGCGGCCGATGTCGTTCTTCCTGGCAATGCGGCGGATGGTCTCGTAGCTGTAGCCAGTCGCATCGGCGACTGTCTTCGGCTTCAGGCCGGCTTCCAAGGCCTCGACGACAGCTGCGGCAAACGCTTCGGCTGCGGACTCTTCGGCCTTCTTCTTGGCGACGGCTGCCTGCTTCAGGCGGGTCACGACTTCCTCCTCGGTCATGGCGGCATGGTCCCACGGCGATGTGGCCACATCCAGTTGCACAACAGTAGCCAACATTCATGTGGCCAAGTGTATGTTGGCTATATGGGTTCGCGCCAGCCGCGAAACCGACCGCCGTGAAAGGCCTGGTTCCGTGCGCCCAAAGACCCCTGACAACACCGTTCGAAAGAAGTCCCGATGCCCTGGTTCAAGGTTGACGACACGGCGCACGCGCACCCGAAGATGCGTCGCGCCGGCAAGGCTGCCATCGGCCTGTGGGTGATGTGCGGCTCCTATGCCGCGGCATACCTCACCGACGGGATCATCCCGGCCGAGACCGCGGCCGAGGGCACCGAGACGCAGATCGCCAAACTCCTGAAGTCCGGCCTGTGGCACGAGCACGGTCACGGCTGCTCGCGCTGCGCTCAGCCGATGCCCGGCGACTACGTGATGCACGACTACCTCCGCTACAACCCGAGCCGCGTCCGGGTGACTGCCGAGCGCGATCGCGAGGCAGAGAAGAAGCGCAACCAGAGGGCTGGTGGAGGGCCCGCCGGACCGCCTCCGCCGCGAAACGGCCAGCAAAACGGATCCGATTCGGCGCCAAAAACTCGAGAAAAAGAGGAGTTTTTCGGCGGTTTTTCTTCGCCAGTTTCAAGTAAAGCCCCAGCTCAGGGATCCGTGTCCCCCGGGGACTCCGCTCCGACTCACGCGCGGGCGTCCCGGCCCGCCCCGACCCAAGCAGTAGCTACTGACGTAGCTACTGCTGCTAGCTGGGCCGAGCGCAAGAACGGTTTCCCCGACGCGCTTCAGCCTCTCGCCAACGCGCTGGCAGCAGCTGGGCTCGGAGCAGTCGCCTGGGACATCAAGAAGTTCACCGACTGGGAGCGCATCCGCATCCAAGTCGAACGCCTGGGAGTCGACCTCATGGTCCGCTCCGCTGCCAATGCCGCAGAACTCCGAGGCGAGCCGGACAGCGTCACCGCCTGGATCGGCCGATGGGAGTCGCTGCACCCGGAGCCCGAGTCGACATCCGCTGGCCGCCCTCAACTCCGCGCTGTGCCTGGCGGCTGGACCGGCCCGAACCGTCCTCACCCCGCCACAGGCGCCGCTGCGCCCACACCCACCGCCGAGGACTACAAGAATGCGAGGCCCTTCTGATGACCACCAGCGCCGCCGACCGGCGGGCCCGGCACGACGCCGCGCAAGCCGCGGCCCGCGCCGAGATCCGCAGCCAGACTCTCGAGCGCTACCTCGCCCGCCGGCCCGCCGCCTTCGACGAAGACGCCCCCGTCAGGCCCGAAGTTGAGAAGTGGATCGACGGCTACCTGACCGGCTCCCACGCCTCGCTGCTGCTCCTCGGTGAGCCCGGCACCGGCAAGACCTGGCATTTGTGGAAGATCGGCGAACTCCTGATCCAGCGCGGCTGGTTCGGCCGCTACTACCTCGTCTCCGACTTCGAGTTCAAGGCCGCCGCGGACCGGCCCGTCAACACCGAAAAGCTGCAGACCTGGCGCGAGGCCCCGCTCCTCGCCCTCGACGACCTCGGCGCGACCCAGCTGTACCCGTGGACCGTCGACGCGATCGCCCAGCTGATCGACGCCCGCTGGCAGAACCAGCTCCCCACCTTGATCTCCACGAACCTGCCGACGCTCGAGCCGCTCGGCCCGCGAACCAAGTCCCGCTTCGCCGACGGCGGCTCCGTCTTCGCGACCTTCACCGGCACCGACTTCAGGAAGAGCGCATGACCCACGACTACGACGAGCCGCCCGCCGACGACGAGAAGAAGCTCCCGCCGTTCGACATTCCCGCCGAACAGGCCGTCCTCAGCTCGATGATCCGGTCCAGCCGCTCCATCGACGACGCCGTCGACATCCTCGAGCCCAGCCACTTCTACCGCCCCGCCCACGAAACGATCTACCGCACGCTCGTCGACCTCCACACCGCCGGCAAGGGCCACGACCCCATCGCCCTCGGCGACCAGCTCGAGCGCAGCGGCGACCTCATCCGCTGCGGCGACCGCCCCTACCTCTTCGAGATCGTCAACGCCTACCAGACCATCGGCAGCACCCGGTCCCACGCCGAGATCGTCCGCGAGAAAGCCGTCCTGCGGAAAGTCCTCGCCGCCGGCACCGGCATGGCTCAGGGCGTCCACAGCCGTGAGCAGACACCTGACGAGATCATCCAGGGCGCCTACGACACCCTCGAAGGACTCGCCGGCCTCACCGACGCCGGAGACGAAGACCTGTCCATCGGCGTCGACATCATGGACACCGTCGCCGAAGTCGTCGACATCCGCGAGAACGGGCCCAAGGAAGGCCTCCTCACCGGGTTCACCGACTTCGACTCCCTCACCGGCGGCCTCCAGCCCGGCCAGTTCGTGCTCATCGCGGCCCGTCCCGCCATGGGCAAGTCCGTCCTCGGCGGCGACTTCGCCCGCTACACCTCGATCCGCAACGACATTCCCACCGCGTTCTTCTCGCTCGAGATGGGCCGCAAGGAGCTCGAGAAGCGGTTCCTCTCCGCTCACGCCACCTACCCGCTGCACTGGATGAAGAGCAAGGGCCCCCTCGACGACGACAAGATCATGGACTTGGTCGAGGCGGGCAAGGACATGCAGGCTTCGCCGCTGTTCATCGTCACCGACACCGGCATCACGCTCGCCAAGATCCGCTCGCACTGCCGGCGCATCCAACGCCAGCACGGGCTCGGCCTCGTCGTCATCGACTACCTGCAGCTGATGGGCGGCGAGTCCACCGGCAAGAACGACAACCGGCAGCAAGAGGTCTCGAGGATCAGCCGCGGCCTCAAGAAGCTCGCCATGGAGCTCGGGATCCCCGTCGTCGCCCTGTCCCAGCTCAACCGCGGCCCCGAACAACGCCAGGACAAGCGGCCGATGGTCTCCGACCTCCGAGAGTCCGGCTCCCTCGAGCAGGACGCCGACATCGTCATCCTGCTCCACCGCGAGGACGCCTACGACAAGGAATCCCCTCGCGCCGGCGAAGCGGACCTGATCGTCGCCAAACACCGCAACGGGCCCACCGCCACCATCACCGTCGCCTTCCAAGGGCACTATGCCCGATTCGTCGATATGGCCCAGACCTGACCGAAAGGAGAACCACCCGTGCCCTACCTCGACACCTGCAACCGCTGCCTCACCGTAGACAGCCCCGCCATACCCCCCGTCAAGATCACGCCCAGCGGGCCCGGCGCCATCGTCGCCACCTACCGCTGCCCCGACTGCGGCGACATCTGGACCTGCGGCTGGAGCGCGCAAGAGGGAGAAGCCGCATGACCGGCCCCTTCGCCGTTCACCTCTTCGCTGGCCCGGGTGGTCTGGAGTGGGGCGCCAGCCTGCCTGGTGTCGGGATCGAGTTGGACCGATCCGCGGTCGCCACCCGGGTCGCCGCCGGCCTGGCGACGGTGCACGGCGACGTCACCCGCTACGGGCCCGCCGACATTCCGGCCACCGTGCTCACCGGCGGGCCGCCCTGCCAGACGTTCACCGTCGCCGGTGGGGGAGCGGGCCGTGCCGCGCTCGCCGACATCGTCGACGCGGTGAAGCGGATGGGCGCCCGGGAGACCGTCGACGCCGCGACGTTCGGCGACCCGCGGACCGGGCTCGTCCTGGAGCCGCTGCGCTGGGCGTTGCAGGCCGCGGACATGGGCCGGCCCTACGAGGCGATCGTGCTGGAGCAGGTGCAGCAGGTGCAGCCCGTGTGGGACGCCTACGCGGAAGTCCTTCGCGCCGACGGCTACTCGGTGGCGACCGGCGTGCTGCGGACGGAGCAGTTCGGGTTGCCGCAGACCCGGCGTCGGGCGGTGCTCGTGGCGCGCCTGGACGGGCCTGTGGCGCTTCCGGAGCCGACGAGGCGCCCGTACCGCCGGGGAATCCCCCAGGACGCGGGAGACGGCCGCCTGGCGCCGTGGGTGTCGATGGGCGACGCGCTCCCGCACCGCGGCCCGTTCACCGTGATCTCCAACTACGGCACCGGCGGCGACCCCAAGAACCGCGGCCGGCGGACGAGCGCCGAGCCGGCGTTCACCGTCACCGGCAAGATCTCGCGGCTGCGACTCGTGGACGCCGACGGCCGCGAACTCCCGCGCCTCACCGCGGCGGAGGCCGGCGTACTGCAGGGCTTCCCTGCCGACTGGCCCTGGTCCGGCGGCGACATCTCGCAGCAACTCGGGAACGCCTGCCCGCCCCCGCTCGCCGCAGCCCTCGCACGGGCAGCGACCGCCGCCTGACCCGCCCGCACCACCAACCCCGAGAAGGAGCACCAATGACCGACAAGCCCCGCGTGACCATGACGCCCGACGAGCTCGCCCTCGAACTCTTCACCAGCAGCCAGGTGATGACCGGCGGCCGGGCCGAAGCTGAACGCCTGCTGCAGCAGATCAAGGACCGGCACGCGCACACCCTGTCCGGCCAGCAGCGCACCGACGCCGGCCTGCGTGCAGCCGAAGGCGAGACCGCGCTCGCCGAGTACGGCCGGGAGTTGGCCGACCTCATCGACCCGCAGGCCGCCTGATCCGCCCGTTGTTCCCCGCCCGCCCCCACCCGGCACCCGGCCTGCGGCATGACGCGTGCCTGACCAGCAGAAACCCCACCTAGGTGGCCAGTGAATGGAGAACCCGATGACCGACCCGAAGCTCACCGAGAACGACCTGCGTCTCAACCTCGACGCCGCCATGGACGGCAACCTGTCGCCCCTCCGCCGCCGTGAACTCCTGGACGCCTACCGCGACACCGTCGAGGCCCGCGTCCACGCCGAGGCTGGCACCGACAGCCTTCGCGAGCGCGCCGACGCGTGCGCTGAGGGCGACTGCCCGCACGCCCACCAGGCCCGAAGCAACGAGAGCGAGGCGTCGCGGTACCGGCACGAGCTGGAGGGTCTGGCGGACTACCTCGACGACCGGGACGGCATCGACCCGGCCGTGGCCGTCACGCTGCGCGGCATCCTCGCCCGCGCCCTGGACCGCTGACCCCGTGACCCCCGGCACCGGCCGCCCTCCTGTCGCAACCAGGAGGGCGGCGGCCCGGCTAGTCCATCACATCGATCAAGGAGACATCGCATGACCGACACCACCGACCCGCAGGCCGCCCTGCGCGACCGCATCGCCCAGGCACTGCTCGATCACCTGTCATGTAGCGCCGACATCCGCACCGGCCCGAACGGCCAGCTCGCCTTCATGCCGGAGATCGATGACCCCGAGCGGCTACGGATCGCCGACGCGGTGCTGGCCGTGCTGCCCGCTACCACCGACCGGGCAGACGTGCTGCGGGAGCCCGTCAACCCGTGCACCCGCGGTAACAACTTCTGCGGCCAGCACGGCTACGACTGCCCGCCGGACGAGCCCGCCGCCGGGCTGCCCGCCGTCGAGTACTTCCTCCAAGCCCAACAGGACGACGGCACCTGGGAGGACGCCAGCAGCTTCATGAACGCCCTCGACTGGGCAGCCGAGCGGCTGGCCGTGAAGCGCGTCAAGTACCCGGACTTCTCCTGGCGGATGGCGGAGCGCACCACCACGGTCACGGTGCGCCCGCTGCCGGACTGCCTCACCTGCCGTCACTGGCGCTGCAACGGGGATGGTCCGTGCGGCGCGCTGCTGGACGCCTGGCAGCGATGCGCCTGCACCGGGCCCGCCGCCGCGTCCCAGCCCGACAAGGAGGCCTGACCGTGGCCTGCGCCTGGGAGACGCCCTGCGCGAACCGCCGGTACACCGCGCACTTCGGGATCCTCGTCGACCCGTGGCTGCTGGACGAGTGCGCCGAGTGCGAGTTCTGTGGCAGCTGCGTGATCCACATCTGCTACCGCGACGACGCCAGCACGCTCCTGCACCTCGACCACTTCAAGGACTTCGCCACCCCCGGCGAACCCGAGTGCGGTTCGGTCGGCGGACCGAAGCACCTCGTGCCCTCGCAGTACCCGGCGCGGGCCTGCCAGTTGCCGCCTGGACACGACGGCAAGCATCGGGCGCGGATGGGTTGGCACTGGCCGGTCGATCACGCCAGGGCGGGGGAGCGCCGATGAGCGTCGACCTCCCAGACCCGATCGTCGTGCAGCGGCATCAGTGCCCGTTCTGCCGCCGCTACACCCGCGCCGACCCGGCCGCGATCCGCGACCACATGACGCGCTGCTGGCGGAACCCGGGCCTGCGGAACTGCAAGACGTGCGAGCACCACCTGCCAGCCGTCCAGGGCACCGAGTCCTGCAACCCGGGCGAGTGGTGCGCGTGTGGCGACTACCCGGAGGCCTGCGACGTCGACGCCGCACCCCGCGGCGCCACCTTCCCGATCAGCCACTGCCCGCAGTGGCAGCCCACCCCCTGACCCCATCCCGACCCCGGGCGGTGGTTCCGGCCGCCGCCCGCCTGGAGGAACACCATGACCGACCTCGAAGCCTTGTACGCCGCGCCCGCCGCGAGCGTGCCACCCCGCACGCCAGCCGAGCACCTCCAAGCCGCGTCGCTCATCGCGTTTGCCGCCGACACGTCAGCAGGGAATGCCCTCGGATGGTGGCTCCGCGACACCGCTGCCATCCACGTCCCGGACTGCAGCGGGCGGCAGTGCGAACGCGACGGCGACGACTGGCCCTGCCACGACATCCGGGCCGCACAGAAGTACGCCGAACTAGCCCTCATCGACCCGGAGGCCAAGCCGTGACCACACCCGCCGACGAATTGCGCATCGCAGCCGCCAAGTTGCGAGCCACCGCTTCAGGAGTCGGATCCGCCCCCGGCATCTCCAACGACTGGGCCGCCGACGGCACCACCGTGACGCAAGGGACCTACCCCGACACCGGAGAGCCCGTCTACCCGGTCGCCGATGCAGCGAGCCCCCAGTGCGCCGCGTACATCGCCGCTATGCACCCCGGCGTCGGCCTCGTCCTCGCCGACTGGCTCGACTACGAAGCAGGCCTGATCGAGCTGATGGGCCGGGCAGCCGCAACGCGCGGCAGAACCGAACACGCCCTCGCCGCGGCCCGTGCGATCAACGGCGGCACCCGATGAGCCCGCAGCGTCGCCCGCAGGCCCGCCAGCTCCTCACCGTCCAGTCGGAGCGGATCCTCGCCACCTGCTACGCCGGGCAGGTGCCGGCCGCGGTGATCGAGCGGGCGCTGCGGCGGATGGCGGCGGCCGACATGCGGGCGGCACGCAAGGCGCTGCGCGAGGGGGGCCGGCCGTGAGGGCGCTGACTGCCCGGCAGCGGGAGGTTCTCATCCTGGCCGCAGCCGGGTGCACCAGCACCCAAACCGGCAGCCGTCTCGGTATCCGCGCGGACACGGTCGCCCGCCATCTCGGTGAGGCGTACAAGGTGCTCGGCGCCCAGGACCGTGCCCACGCTGTGGCGCTGGCGATTTTCCACGGCCACATCACCCTCGCTGAACTCGCGGCTATCGCTGGCGGATCGGGTGTGCGGGCCGTCGAACCCCCGCGAACGGGCTCAGACGGCCCTCAGGGCGCCCAGGAGGCCGCGGGCGGCGCTCGGGACGTCCGGGGGGCCGCGAGAGCCGCACAGGGCCGCTCAGGGCCGCGAGGGGAGGTGGCGGCGTGACAGACGGCCGCCAGAGCGCCCAGGAGGCGCACGGAGCACCAGGACCCCAACCCGGCCCCCAAAGGCCGTCAGAACCCGAACAGAGCTCTCAGGAAGGCCAACCCGTGACCGAAGCGACCGAGCCCGCCACCATTACCGACCCGGAATGGCTCCGGCAGCAGTACGCCGCTGCCATCCAGCCGCTGCTCATGGACAACCTACCCAAGCCCATCGCTGCCACCCGAGCCCGCGAGATCGCCGACACGGTCCTGTTCGTCCGCGACCGTCACCTCGCCCAACTGCGGCAGCGCCTCCAACTCGCCGACGCCGACCTCGCCAACTGGGCGGCAGCCGAGTCCGCCGACGCCGCAGCTGGCAGCTACGCCGGACGCGCCGAGGAAGCCGAGCAGCACCGCGACCAGCTCGCCGCCGCCCTCGCCGAGGCCCTCGGCTACCTGTACTCGCTCGAACGGGTCGGCGGCAGCCTCATCGGCTACCAGACCGTCAACGTCATCCCCCCGGCCAGCTACGACCGGTGGCAGGCCGTGCTGCAGGCGGCAGCCGAGCAGGAGTCGGGGGAGCAGCTCGCCACCCGCGCCGCCCTCATCCGCGATCAGGCCGCCCTCGCCCAGATCCGCTTGCTCATCGCCGCGCACCGGCCCCGGCTCCGACTCGCCGACCCGGTGCTGCTGGGGAAGCTGGAGCGGGTCGTGGCGCAGGTCGGGGAGCTCGAGGCGGCGGCGGGGGAGCGGACGTGAACACGGCCGAGGACGACCTCCGCGCCCAAGTCCGTGCCGCTATCGCCGCCGCCCAGATCAGCCAGGCCGAAATCGCTCGGCGCCTCAACCTCACGCCCAAGCATCTGAGCCACATGCTCACCGGGCGCGCCACCCTCACCCTCGGCTGGGCCGAAGCCATCGCCGCCGTCTGCGGCCTGCGCATCGTCATCAGCCTCGCCCACGACACCCTGGAGGTCGCGTGATCGGCGACGAGGAGCCCGACGCCGTCGACCGCCTCAACGAAATCGCCGCCCGCTGGGAACACGGCCACGATGAACTCACCGACGGCTGCGCCCTCTGCCACAGCGAATGGGCCGAGGTGCACGCGGCCGTCCACGGGGAGCAGGCGTGACACGACGACGCCCCCGGCCGGGATCCGGCGGGGGCGCTTTCGTCACGTGTTCTTCAGTTTGGACGGCCACACCTCGTGGCCCGGGTCCCACCAGATGATGTGGAAGACGTGTCCAACCAGGAAGCCCCAGAGACGACCGGGGCCGCCGATGCGGAGTTTCCAGATCTTCGTCATGTCGGGGAGGCCAAGCTCGGTAAGCCGATCGAGGGCGACCTTGTTCGGTAGCTGCGCCACGTCGTGACACTTGCCTGGCCATTCGCCTTGATGGAACAGCTCGTGGATCGTTTGGTTCTCGAACTTCACCATGTCGGCGATCAGTGCCTGGATTTTCTCGTGATCGAGGGGAGCCAGGCCCCACGGTCCCTCGCGGTCGAGATGCGTGAACCGCCAACAGATCCGCTCGTCGGAACTCGATGAGCTCGGCAGCAGCGAGGACGGATTGCCAGTCCGCTTCTGCTCGGCAACCCGAGCTGAAGGGACCTGCAGCTTCTTCTTCGGTTTTCCCCCTTTGGCCACTCGGTCAGTCCTCGCGGCCCACAAGCGCGCCGAAGTAGTCGGCGATCTCCTCGTCCCGCAGCTCTTCGTTGCTGCGCTGCAGATCCGTCGCGCCGGCCCGCGTCCGGGCGTCCAGCCACGGGCCCGGCTGATGCGTCATTGCCGACAGCTCGTGGGCGTCGAAGGCGCGGAAGCTCTCGAGAACCACGTTGACCGAGTCGCGCTCGTCGTCACTCAGGGCCGTCGGGTCGCCGGCAATGTCGCCGCGGTCCAGGTTGAACCGGCCGCGATGCCGGGCGTACAGCTCCTTCACGACCGGCCCGTTCGCCCACGCTTCGAAGCGTTCCGGGAACAGCTGCCGGTCCTCCCATGCGAGGTGGTACCCGTAGGCGAAGTAGCAGAGCTTCTGCAGCTTCATGGCGGACATCGGCGCTTCCTTCGCCAGTATGTAAGCCGCGACATCCCGCACGGTTGCCATGATCAGTATCCCCTTTCGCGCCTGCCCTCACCGTAGATGAGCCACCCCCTGGCGCGACTCGGCGGATCTACGGGCATGCGGCGCTTCCCCCAGATAGACCAGGCTATCGGGCTTCCGGTAGGGGCCGGAAGAGGCCGGGTGAAGGTCTGGACAACGCGTGACTAGTCGAACGAATGTGTGGATAGATGGGGTGAGAGCGGCGCTTCCAGGGCCAGCCGTCCACGCAAGTCGGAACAGCCTGCGGACCCCTACCCGACGTCCGGCAGTTCGATGTCCGGCGGCACCTCTGGCGGCTGCTCCCCGTCGTCCCGGCGCTCCGAGGCCCGCCTGTTCTCGCCCCGCAACGTCGTCAGCCAAGGCCACAGGTCCGGCAGTTCCTGCCCCGGGCACGCCAGCCGGTGCTCGACCCGGCAGCGCTGCTCCGCCACCGGCGGACACACCCCGTACACCGTGACCCGGCCGTCCGACACGACGATCCACCGGTGTTCCGCCGGCACGAGGTGCGCCAGTACGGTGACGTCGGGCTCGAGTAGCACCCAGTCGTGGTCCAGTGTCGGCACCCGATCCTGCGGCAGCCCGCAAAACGGGCACGTGAACGTCTGCCCGGCGCCGATCCGCCGCGGCCCCTCCTCGATGACCCCCATGTAGCGAGCGTGCGGGCCCAAGCCCCCACGCCACACGCTGCGAACCAGACGGGACGTGTGCGACAGTCCGGTCCTGGAGCGGCACCCGGGGCACGGCCTGCCGCTGGCAAACCCACACGCCGCGGCGGGCGCGGCCGACGAGGCGGTCTAGACAGCACAGCACCCCCGACTCCAGTGCGGAGTCGGGGGTGCTTCCGTGCTTGCGGCGACTACAGGCCCCTCGCAGTCCGGGCCAGCGCCCGGATCTCCTCAGCGAACGCCACCAGGCCGTCGGCGAAGTCGTCCGCCTCCTTGGGCGACAGGTACATGCCCTGCACGTCGTCGACGTCGACCGTCACCAGAGGTTCACGGTCCTCGTCCGAACCGTAGTCGCCGGCAATCAGGCGAGTCAGCAGCATCAATCGCGCCGAACCGTCCTGCCGCGGCACGATCAGATCGGCAGCCCGGGAGCCGTGGCAGACGTCCTCCAGGTGCCGCTCGTTCGCCGCAACATGATCTTCGGTGCACCACGACGGACATTCCAGCCAGACGCGCTGGCCGTTCACGAGAGCGGGGGAGATGCGCGGCGTGACGGACGCCGCAGGTGCGGAGGTGGCGACGGCGGGGGCAGGGATTGCTAAGGTCATGGGAAACCTCTCTCTGGCGTGAGTGGGTTGAAGATCAGCGGGTGCTACCGCTGGTTGAAGAACGGGCCGGGTGTTGACGCACCCGGCCGTTCGCGTTTCATGGAACCTAGCTGGTCAGAACGGGTACTAGGGTCAGAATCGGAAGCCGGTGTCTACCCCAGCGATGGGGTAGGTGATTCGGACTGACGAAATCGAACGAGTGGCCCATGTGGCCTGTGGCCTCGGGGTTCCGCTTCGGCCCGAATCGGAACGTGTTCACCAATCACGATTCCCCCCTCCTCGCGGATGTCTTGATCTCGTCGATGGCGCCCCCAAATCGCGGGCGTCGTGAGGTCGACCGGGTATGACGCTAGATCAAAACGCGCCGCCGGCCAGGCCAATGGATTACGAACCAGCCCCCGTGCCCGACGCCTCCCACCTGTGCAAACACGCGGTTTGGCGGAAGCGATAGGATGCGCTACCCCTCGCGGTAAAGCGGCCAGACGGTGGAGTGCAGTCCGGGACGGCCGGAAGTCGGCGGGTGGGCGCCCGGCCGTTCGCTTATCCGGGGAAGCCGAGCTCCCAGAAGAAGTTGTGCGGCAGCTTCGGGCGAGGCTCCTGGGGACGGGCGACGAAGACGCCGTGCCCCGGCTGCAAGTCGAGAAGCCCTTCGTTTTGCAGCTGAGTCGAGGCCTTGCTGACGATTCGGATGCTTGCGCCCGCCGCCTCTCCCAGGGTGCGGAGCGATGGGATGCGCTGGCCCGGCGCCCACCGTCCGCTGGTGATCTCGGTGCGCATCAGTTCCGCAATGCCGGGCACCTTGTGGAAGTCAGCGATCTCGGGCCACGAGGCGGGATCGAAGGGCGCGTCGTCGTAGTTGAGCTTCACGTTGTAGCGCGGGCGCTCCGCCTTGATCACCTCCGCCTCGGCCCTGAGGGCGAGCGAGCGGGAGTCGTGCCATTCGTCGGTGCGCTTGGTGGCCTCACCGACCCACGGCTCGTGGTTGTCGCGGTGGGCCTTCAGCCGGCCGTCTGGGTCGATCGAGATCCCGACGTAGAGCAGCTCGTCGTTGGCGTCGAAGTATCGGTAGAGCGCGGTTCGTTCGGGAGTTTCGGGCATGCCGCTCCTAACTGAGCGTGTGGCGTGAGCCACTCTCGGGAGCGACTGTAAGAGGTTTGTTGAGAGGTTCGCAAGTCTCTCGTTTGCATCCAGACGCAACGAAGCCCCGACGCCGTCCGCGTCGGGGCTGGTGGGCGGGGTGATCAGAACTCATACTCCAGCTCGTACAGATGACCCGCCTTGATCATGAACTCCGCCTGGATGGGGCGATCGTCCACGCTGTACGTCACGCGGAACTGGCGCAGCACGGGCAGCTTCGTCGGCATCTTCAGCGCCTTCTGCTGCTGCGGAGTCGGCCACCGGGCAGCCACCTTGTCAACGCACCGGAGAGACGGGAGCCCCGCCTCGGCCAGCACTCGCCCCGCCCCACCCTTGATGCGCCGACGCTCGGCGATCGGCGTTCCCCTGGCCAAGTCGAGCGGGAAGTAGACCTCCACCAACTCGCAAGGCTCGTCGTCGAGGTACATCACCTGGCGGCGCAAGATCGCGGTCCCATCGTCGCCGAGTCCGAACGCATTGCGGACCAGGCGCGGCGGAACGACTTCCTCGACGTCGAGGAGTTCCGACCTCCCCGTCATACCCTTCCGTTCGGCCGCGGCGATCCACTGGTACTTGCCGCCATCCGTCGGCGGATTCTTGTACTCGGCCGGCGTCATGGTGCGCTGGCGGTGCCCGCGGGCGAAGACCCCGGCGCCTCTGCGGGTGTAGACGAGGCCCTCTCGCTCCAGGATTTCCATCGCGTTCTTGATGGTCTGCGCCGCGGCGCCGAACTGGTCATGCAGCTTGCGGCTTGACGGGAGGGCCTTGTCGGGCAGGAAGTCGCCGTTGAGGATTCCGTCGCGGAGGTAGGCGGCGATCTGGTCCTGGACGGGCCAGACGGTCTCTTCTTCGGGCTGTTCTGGCATGTCAGTCGACCTTCATTGAGTAGTGGAGCCGTCCAATGCGGCCGGGGCTGACCATGACTGACACCTCGTAGGGGCGACCGCCAGGCGTGGTGATCGTGCGGGCCATCGAGAGGATCCACTCGCCAGTGGCAAGGTTCAGGGTCTGGAACTCCTCGCTGGTGGGCGGTCGCGTGGTGACGTCTTCGTCGACGCGGCCGGGCGTGTAGCCAAGTTCCACGAGTAGCGATACGGCGCCGCCGCGGATCCTGCCGGGCTGCGCGAGTGCGGTCTCGGCCGCCCAGCTGGCTGGCCAGTAGGAGATCGCCAACTCGACGGGCCGGCCGTCCAGCAGGATCAGGCGCTGCCGCTCGATGACCGCCGCGCCCTCGGGCAGTCCGAGTCGCCGGGCGACCTCCCCGCTTGCCGCGATCGGCCCCGCCTTCAGGATCCGCTGGCTGCCGGTGCGCCCCTGGTCTGCGGCTTCCTTTCCCCACGCGTCTCCCTGGCCACTGCCTAGATAGGGCGTCGATGACCCGCTCCACTGCGCTTCCGTCACTCGCGACTCCTCCAGTTCGCAACGTCTCTTGAGTCATCCATCAATTTCCCAACCATAAGCCCAGTTCACGAGGGGCGGCGGGGCATACGAGACCGCTTCGATCGGGCGAGAACATTGCAACCTCTCAAGAGACCTGCCACAGTTGGTCATGTCAGCCCAACCCCCAACTCCTGGATTGGAGAGCTAGATGCTGCCTGCGGCTCAAGACCTGCTCACCGTGCAAGAGACCGCAGTGCTGCTGCGGATCTCCAAGCCGACGGTCTACCGCTGGATCGACAACGGCGATCTGCCGGCCATCCGCTACGGACAGCCGCGAGCCGAAGGCGACTCCCGACGCGGGGGCGCGATCCGAATCTCGCGGGATGTCGTCATGGCGCTCCGCAACTCTTCCGACAAGCCCACCTCGGAGGTGGCGTGATCATGAGCACCGCAACCCCGACCCCCGCTACCGCCCCCACCGCTCCGCTCCCGCAGCCGGCCGTCGACGCGCTCCTAAGCCTGGAGCGCCGCCTGGCTGCTCTGGCTCCGGGTGAGTCCGCTGTCATCAACGGCGTGACCTGTACCGGCGTCTCCCTGCAGGTTGCCGACCTCCTGACCCGTCACCGGTGGGCGTCGGCTCGCTGTAGCCGCCTGTCGGCTGCTGCCGATTACGACGGCTGCCTGCGCCTGCAGGACGAGATGGCGATGTGCCGCTGCCAGCTGGCCGCCGCCGGAATGCTGCACCTGGTCGAGGTGTCGTGATGCCGCAGAAGATCCTCGCCTCCACCCAGGCCGGCCACCCGCGCGGCAGCTGGCCGGCGGAGGAGCAGGCGAAGGCGTTCCGCGACAACGGCATCCCGGCGACCGTCGTGCAGGACATCCGCAACGACCGGTTCCTCGTCATCGCTTCGGGCGAGGAGGTGAAGTCGTGACCGAGCAGGAAGCCGCTGACGCTCTCGCCCAGCAGCGCATCGCCGAGGCGACAGCCGCCGCGTTGGCTGCCGAGGCTGCACGCCAGCTCCTCGCCCAGCAGCGGGGCTGACCCCAAGACCGCCGCGCTGGCGGGGAAGCCCAAATCCCCCGCGGCCTCCGCCAGCGCGGCTTTCCACCCCCATCCCAGACCCACCTGACCAGTGAGGAACCACTGCCATGCCGCTTTACCTGATCGCCGCCGACCTGGATGCCTACGAGGCCGCGCAGCGTGCCCGTCTGGACCTGCAGGCCCGCTACGAGATCGCCCTTGACGCCGCCGACGAGCTCGCCATGCGACGCGTCAAGAAGCTCGCCGAGGAGTACGACCTGCGTCACCCGGACGAGCCGCCGCTGGCCGCCGAACTCGACGGCTTCGACTACCCGGCTGCCGCCTGATGGGCCGCTTCACGGTGACGCGTCGCGGAATGTCCGGCCCTGGCGTCGGAGGCCAGTACACGTACAGCGCCCGCGCCGACAGCGCTGAGGAAGCCGTCGAGAAGTCCGCCGTCAAAGCCGACCGGCTGCACCACCGCCTCAACCGGGGCAACACCGTGCTCGACCCCACCCCGAGCGACATCACTCGAATCGACTGAAGGAGAACGTCATGCCCCAGCCTGCCTGGCTGCAGAGCCAGCTCGCCGACCGCGCCCGCTCCGCCGACGCCCTCGGTGCGGCAGCCGATCAAGCCAACGCCTGCCGGGCCATCGCGGACGGCCTTCACGCCCAGGGCCGCGACCACCACGGCGACCTGACCCATACGGCGGCCGTCGTCGAAAGCCACCGCCTCGCTGGTATCGCGGAGGCGCACGGCTTCGGCGGCCAGGACGTCATGGACGAGGCCGCCCGACGCCGCAACGCCTGACCACCTGATCCCCGTGGCGGTGGGATTCGTCCCCCGCGGCCCCGCCGCCACGGCCCAGCCCCGGCCTCGGTCACCACGGACGTAGCCGCGAACGCAACCCGGGGCGCGCGCCACCACCCGTCCACCGCATCGAAGGAGACCCATGGCGATCAAGAAGCGTGACCAGGTGACCGTCACGTCCAGCCCGGACGCGCCCGGCCTGGTCGGCCGGACCGGCGAGGCCTGGCCGACCGGTGACGGGCGGGTGCAGGTCGACGGCATCCGCGACCCGCACCTCGACCTCGCGATCGGCCTGCCCACCTTCACCGAAGACCAGCTCCGCCAGGCCTGACCGACCGATCCGACCACCCCAACCCGAGAGGAGCCCGTCATGGGCCTGTTCAGCAAGAACGAGACCGGCAAGCCCTGCCAGGCGTGCGGCCACGAGACCACCCAGCAAGACCCGGCCGTCCGCACCAAGGACAGCGACGCCCGCATCCACAAGAGCCACACCACCACCCCCGGCAACGGCTTCTTCGGGGCGAAGACCAAGCGCTGACCGGCTGCCCGCCGGGCCCGTCTCGCACGGGCCCGGTCGAGGGGAACCGCGCCAGCGCTTCCAACCCCCACCGAGAGGAACCCTCATGGGCAAGTTCCGCTACACCGCCACCGCCACCGACAAGGCCACCGGCGCCACCCGCACCGAGTCAGGGACCGTCTCCCACCCGAGCCCCGCATACGAGCAGGCGCGCGCCCGCACCGACGTCACCAACCACGTGCGGAAGAGCCCCACCGAGCAGGTCGACGTCGACCTCCACTACGGCGGCTGACCCCAATCCCTGCAGCTGACCGGCTGCCCGCGGTCCCCGGCTCGCCCGGGGCCCAAGGAGAACCGGCCAGCCCCATCCCCCCAACCTTTGAGAGAGGCCGTCATGCGTCGTCACCCCATCCTCTGGCTGCTCGCCGGAACGTACCTGCTGGTCGTGGGCCTGTGGCCTGCGGCTGCGACCCCGGTCGAGCTGGCTGCGACGGGCGCGTTCACCGTGCTGGCGCAGCCGGCCGTGCTGCTGCTCGCCGCAGCCGTCGGCCTGATCGCGTCCGCTCGCCGCAAGCCCGCTCCTGTGCCTGCCGGGAGGCGCTGATGCCGATCACGTTCCGCAAGAGCATCCGGATCTTCCCCGGCGTCCGGTTGAACATCAACCGCCGCAGCTGGTCGATCACCGTCGGGTCCCGGAACGGGCTGCAGCACACCCGAAGTTCGACCGGCCGCGACACCACCTCGCTCAACCTGCCCGGCCCGTTCGGCTGGCGCAGCACCCGCCGCCGGCCCCGCTGACGACCACCTACCTGATCACCCACTGACCCCTGAAGGGAGCGGTTGTGACCGCCATGTCCGTCGAGAAGAAGGTCAACGGCACACCCGTGGCCTCGCCCGAGCCGCGGTTCGATCCGCGCGCGCTGGCCGAGGCGGAGGCGATCCGTACCCGAGCCGCCGCCGAAGCCGACGCCCTGCGCACCGAAGCGGCGGGCAAGGCTGAGGCCGAGAAGATCCTCGCCGTCGAGAAGGCCGAGAAGGAGCGGATCGCCAACGACCGCGCCGCCATGCGCTTGGAGAAGGAGAAGGTCGACCACCAGGCGTACCTCGCGAAGAAGAACGCCGAGACCGCCAAGTCCAACACCGAGAAGGAGAAGGCGAACAAGGCTGCCGCCGAGAAGGAGGCTGCCGAGGCGAAGCGGGATGCCGAGCAGCAGCGCACCGAGCGCTGGTGGAAGTGGGGTGCCCGCGGCATCTACGCCGTCGGCCTGGTCATCGCCGCACCGGTCCAGTTCATGCACTTCTGGGACCGGGCCCGCCCGTTCCTGATCGCAGCGCCTGCGCTCCTCGAAGGCCTCGCCCTCGTGTTGGCGTTCGGCGCCGCGTGGGCGGTCGCCCACCGCCGGGACGTCGCCCCGTACCGCGTCGGCATCATGCTCGGCGCCGTGATCGCCGCCGGCATCAACATGTACGGGGGTCTGTCCGATCCGCGGATCGGCTTCAACGCCGGCCTGATCGGCGCTATCGCCTCCCTCGGCGGGCCGATCGTGCTGATGGCCTACGAGCACGGCATCGCCCAGAAAGCCGACGGCATCCCGTCGTGGCGGGAGAAGCGCGCAGCCGAGAAGCAGGCCGAAGCGGAGGCGGCTGCCCGCGCAAGCGCGGACAAGGCCAAGGCGGGGGCGGAGGCGAAGGCCGCGGCCGAGAAGGCGGCCCGAGAGAAGGCCGTCGAGGAGGAGCAGGCCCGCAAGGACGCGGACCGCAAGGCCGACCACGATGACGTGTGGAAGGTGGCCAACGCCCTCCGCGCAGCCCGCGGTTCGCAGTACGTCACCGAGCAGATCTGGGCCGAGGCCTGGTTCCTCGTGACGGGCTGCAAAACGGTCGGAATCCGCGCCGAAATCGAGGCGCAGTCGCGCGCCGCGCAGGCCCACATGCGGACCGTCACCGACGCCCCCGTTTGGGGCCCTCAGGCGCTGATCAGTTCCCAAATCAAGCCCCGCCAGAAGAAGGATCCCGACGCCCCCGACGGACGCCGCAACAACGGCGGCACGCCGCCCGTTCGTCGCCCCGGTGACACCCCGTCGTACAGCGAAGGGGCCAGGCGTCAGATCGGCCGCGAGACGGCCGCCCGAAAGTCGGGGGAGGCCACCGAATGACGGGGATCACCTACGTCTTCATCCACCCCGGCTTCCAGTCCGTCAAGGTCGGCTACACGACCCTCTCCGCAAACCGGCTCCGAGAGTTGACACGGCGAGGCTGGACGCCATACCGCCGCCTCCACACCAAGTCGGCGACGCTCGCTCGCGAGATCGAGCAGGCCGCCCTCTTCGATATCCGCTTCCGCCTCTACGTACCGCCCCATCTGTCCAGAGAGCAGCTGCTGGGAATCGATGGATGGACCGAGACGTCGAGCCTCGCATTGATCAGCGCGACAGAGGTCTGGGAGGTCGTCTGCCAGCAGGCCGCACTGATCCAGATGGCTCCGAGCATCGGCCGGCCGCCAGACGGTCGGCGGAACAACGGCGGGACCCCACCCCGCCGCGTTAGCGGCCAAACCCTGCCCTACAGCCGCATGGCCCGCACCCAAGCCCGTCTTGAACGACTCGCCCCCTGGAAGAAGGACTGAGACCCCGCCATGGCCACCCCGCTGACCGACGAGCGCACCCCGCTGAAGCTCGTCAAGGACGAGCCCGCACAGGCCGCACCGCTCGCCATCGAGCCCCGCCCGCGCGCCGCCTGGATCCTGTCCGGCGAGCAGCTGCGGCACCGCCTCGTCTACATCTGCGACAACGCGGTCGACGCGATCCGCTTCCACGTCACCCACTCGCCGTACTACCTCGGCTGGTCGCTGCGCGGCTACCGCCGGCTGTGCCTGCGGTGGTGGGAGGCGCGGCACGACGACTACCGGCAGCAGATCGCCACCGCCAAGTTGATGCTGCGCCAGGCCAAGGAGCAGCCGCGGGGCAGCGCGCGGGCCGCGGACGAGTCGAAGGCGCGCGCCCTCCTGGAGGTACGGCGCACCGAGTTCAAGGCCCACAAGAAGCGGCACTGGATCCGCACCGGCATCAGCGGCCTGATCATCGCTGGCGGGGCCACGGCTGCATTCACGATAGGCAGCTGGTGGATTCAGCTGCTGCTTGCGCTGGCCTTCGTCGTCATCGGCGGCTACTTCGGTCGGCCCGAAGAGCCCGCCGTCGCCCCGGTGTCCGCCCCGACCCGCACCTCCCACCTGGGCGAGGAGACCATGCGGCGCGTCCTCGTCGAGGCCGGCGTCGTACCCGAGAAGCGGGCGGCGGAGATCCGCGGCGTGGGCCTGCCGCACACCGAAGGGCCCGGCATCGCGTTCGCAGTCGACCTGCCCTCCGGCATGCCCGCCATGATCGCCCTCGGTAAGAAGAAGGAGATCGCCTCAGCGCTCGCTGTCCACAGCGACTGGCTCGACCTAAGCGTCGGCCGCGGCGCGGGCAGTAGCGAGTCCCGTCTGGAGATCTGGGTGGCCAGCGCCGACCCGTTCGCCAGTGCCCAGGTCTCCCCGCTTATTGGCCACAAGGGCAAGCTCGACCTGTGGAATGACGGCGCCCCGCTCGCCTTCGGGAAGCGAGGCAACGCCGTCCTCGTCCGCGTCCGCGACACGATGATGCTCGTCGGCGGCGCCACCCGCCGCGGCAAGGGCGTACTGCTGGCCAACCTCAACCTCGGCGCGACCAAGGACGTGCGGGTCAACCTGCGCCTCTTCGACGGCAAGGCGTCCGGCGAGCACAACGCGTTCGCTGGCCTGCTGTCCACGTTCGTCAAGAAGAACCCCGAGAGGCTCGCCCTGTTCCTGCGGGCCGTCCTGGAGGATCTGGACCGGCGGGCGGACTTCCTCGACGAGCGCGGCAAGGCCAAGCTCACCGAGGATCTGATCGAGGCCATCGGCGGCATCGAGCTCATCGACATCGACGAGCTGGCCACGTACACGGCCAAGGGGACGAGCCCCTACGTCGATGAGATCGTCGAGAGCCTGGCCCAGATCGGCGCCGTCGGCGCCGGCCTCGGCGTGCTTCTCGTGGCGGCAACCCAGGTGCCCGAGGTCGACGTTGTCCGCGGTCGGCTCCGCCAGAACCTGATCTCGCGCGCCGCCATGAACACCGAGTCTCCGAACGCCTCCAACACGATCCTCGGCGACGGCATGGCGGGCCAGGGGTACGACGCGTCGCTGATTCCGCTCGACCAGCCCGGACGGTTCTGGTTCAAGTCGCCCGACCTCGGCACCGTTTCGCTGCGGTCGTTCTTCATCGACGACGACGACAAGGCACCGATCATTGCCGACGCCTACGAGATGCGGAAGGCCGCGGGCCGCCTGCCTGGCCAGTGGCACGATCCGATCGAGGCCAAGCTCTTGGCCTGGACCGGCGTCTCGTCGGCGGCCGGCGGAGAGCGCGGCAACGGCCGCATCGTCCGCGTGACCTTGCTGGAGCGGCTGGAAATCCTCGCCCGTTCGACCGGCCGCGGAGGAGTAACGAACGCCGAGGTATTCGCCGCGCTCGCTGCCACCACCCCGGCCAAGTACGGGCAGCAGGACGGTGAGACGGACCGCGGCTGGACCACCCGCGTCGGCAAGGTCCTCAAGGACGAGATAGAGGCGCTCGGCGTCGGTCTCGACGTCAAGAGGGTCACCGGGGCGGACGGGGAGCGCACCCCGGGCTATCTCCTCACCGACATCACCGCAGCCCGGAATGTCCGCAACTGAGGTCTGACACAGGTCTGCCAGCGGACGGATAGTCGCAGGTCGCAGGTCTGCCGCAGGTCTGCCAGCCAGTGCCGGAAGACCCTTTGGGCGGCAGGCCGTGGCAGACCTCTGGCAGACCCCCCACCTGCACGTTTACCCCCCATGGCAGACCTCAGGCAGACCGAAAAGAGAGGAAGGTCCCGGTCCGATGCTCACCCTGAAGATCCAGCAGATGACGGTCGACGGGCACCCCAACCTGTGCCCCGAGTGCGGCTCCGAGGCCTACACCCTCGACGGCGCCGGGTTCATCGACGGACTGCCCGTCCGCGGCAACTGCTGGCAGTCCCACAGCTGGGAAGAGCCCCTCATCACCATCGGCATCCTCAAGGAGATCCAGGCCGCGAGCAGCGGCCGCCAGCGCGCCGAGGACGACGACGTCTTCGAGATCGAAGTCGGCGGCGCGGTCTTCGCCGGGATCCTCCACCCCGACGTCATCGTCGACGACCTGAAGCGGGCCGTCCGCGACGTGTACTGGAAGCGGCTGATCAAGGCCGCCCTGAGGCGGCACAAGCGCAAAGCCCTGCGCGCCGCAAAGAAGCCCGTCAGCAACGCCGCCGCAGCCGCCAAAGCCGCAGCCATCGGCGCCGCCTGGGGCCTCCAAGCCGGCGGCCACGAACCCGACCCCGACTACACGCCCGAACCGATCAACGCCTGCCCGTTCTGCGACAACGGCTACATCGACCTCGACACCCACATCCACGACGCCGAACGCGTCTTCTGCACCGTGTGCACCGGCACTGGTGAAATCGACTAGGAGACCCGACCCCATGACCGTCCTGCCCGAGCCGACGCCCACCGCCCCCGCGGCCGGGCAGGCCCACCTCGATACCCAAGCCCGCCAGCTGCTCGCCGCCGTCGAGGAGGCGATGCGCACGCCGACCTCGTACCGCGACGACGCACCCGTGCCGCTGATCGGCGGCGCACCGCCCGTCGCCCAGCCTGGCCGTCCGCCGATGTCGCAGAAGGCCACCGACGCCAGCGCGTTGATGCTGTCCGGGAGCGTCCTCACCGCAGTCGCCGGCGGATCCGTCACCGCCATCCTCTGGGTGTCCGGGCATGCCGACCCGACCGTCGTCGGCATCGTGTTCGGCGCCCCCGCCGTCCTCGCCCTCGCCGTCAGCCGGCTCGTCAAGCGAGTCAAAGAGGCTGTCCCGGACGAGATCCACAACCACTACAACGGGCCCGTCTACCAGGACCGGAGCGAAACCCACACCGAGAACAAGGGCGTGTGGGTGAAGACCAACAACAAGACGCGCGCCTGATCAGCCAGCAGAAGGGCCCCGGCCGCCATCCTCGGCGGTCGGGGCCTTTGTCGTGCGGGCGGGGACGGCGCGCGCCATCCACCGGTTGTCGGTCAGCAGCCGGGGCAGCATCACGGGCACGAACCCGGCGTCGACCAGCTGCGCGAGTCCTTCCGCGCATTCGTCCTCGCTGTCCGCCTGTACGCCCACCCGGATCGCCATAATCGCAGTGTGCCCGGGGCGGTGGGGGAGACGGGGCGGAATGCGGGAAGCGGGCTACTCGGTGGCGGCCTCGGGCATTGCGGCCTGTAGTTGGGCCACCTTCGCACGCAAACTCTGGATGGTCCGCACGAACTGCTCCGTGGTGTGCGTGGCCAGATGCTCCCGCAACGCGGTCTCCGTCCGCTCGGCCTCGGCGAAGCTGGCCCGGGTCGCGACCGAGCTGATCGCCTCGTGAATGTCCCGGGCAGCCGGGTCGGCGGTCGCGCCGAGTTCGATGGCACGGTCGACGCTGGGCGGTGGGACGTCGTGGTGCCAGCCGCATTCGAGCGGGCAGAGGTAGCGGGTCGTGCCGGGAGCTGGAACCGCTTCCGTCATGTGGACTCCTCGCCAGCCTGCACCTCGGCCAGTTGGCGCTTCAGCTCTCGGTTTTCGCTGATGGCGGCAATGGCGGCGTCATACCAGTCGGGCGGTACGAGGACGCCGGAGCGCTTCCCTCTGCGCGTGATTTCGGCGAACTCGCCTTTGTGCTGGCTGCCGTCCAGGAGGTCGGCGAACTCCTTACGTGCTTGCTCGACGGGGACGCTCTGCGGCTTCTTCATGTGAGGAGTGTAAGACGCGTCAGGTCTGTAAGGAATGCTAGGCGGCAACCTTACGAAGATCCTTATCTGTAAGGTCTGCAAGAACCTTGCGAACCTCTCGGATTGAACTGTAAGGTTCGTAAGGAAGTCGGGGGAACCTCCCCGGCAAGCACCAAGGGGGACCCGATGAACGCCACCGCCACCCACCAGCACTCGAACTGCCTCCGCTGCGGTCGCGCCCTCCGGTCCGCCAAGTCGGTCGCGACGGGCTACGGCCCGACCTGCACCCGCAAGGTCAGGGCCGCCGCCAAGGCCGAGATCATCGCCATCTACAAGCCCCACCAGATCGCCAAGGCCGAAGAGCTCATTGAGCAGGGCGCCCTCATCCCCCTCCGTAGCGGCATCTACCTCGCTCCCTCCTCCGACGGCGAGCGCACCTACAAGGCCCACCGCACCGCCTGCTCGTGTCCGGCAGGGATCAAGGGTCTCCACCCCTGCAAGCACCGCATTGCCGCCCACATCCTCAGCCTCGCCGCGTAAGGAGCCGCGATGAAACCCCAGACGTCTGGCCTGTGCCTGCTGATGTCGCTCCTGTCGCTGCTGTTCGCGTGGTGCGTCCTCGCCCCGCACGACGTGCACTACCAAACCCCGCAGCCCGCCGTCACCGTCACCACCCCGTAAGGAGCCCGCCGTGCCAAACCTCGACGAGACCCTGCCGTTCATCGTGGACGTCAACTCCGCCCGGATCGGCCGCTACGCCACCGCCGGCGAGGCCTACAAGATGGCCCACTCCTACCTGGCGACGGCGGAGGCAGGTAGCCCCGTAGCGTTTACCGACGAGTTCGGGCATCCGCGCTCTTTCACCCGCATCTCGACCATCGAGATCTACTGCTGGAACCCCCTCGCCGGTGAGCGTGTCCGGCATGCGCGCAGCTGGCGGCGCACCTGGGCCGCCCCCTGCTCCGCCGACGTCGAACCCCTCGCCCCGCTGCCCGCCGACTGGCACCTGTGCGAGCTGCCCGCCGACTGGTACGACGGAGCCCCGCAGTGATCGCCCCCCCGCCATCCACCGTCCCGGCCCCGTCCGAGCCTGCCCCGGCCGTCGACGTGCCGGAGCCGCTCACCGAACCCCGCCGGGACTGGGATGAGACGCCGACCGCCGCCGGGCGCGCCGACCGCGATTACTGGGTCGACCGCGACTGGGACGGCGACTACGACGACCCGTCCGACCACTACTACTGCTGAACGCAACGCCGAAAGGGCCCGCTCCCACCGTCAGGAGCGGGCCCTTCGACGTGCCGTCAGTCGATGTACGAGCCGTCGCGTCGGGTGCGGTGGTTCGACCGCAGGTGCTTGCACTGCGGGCAGTGCGACATCGCACCCCGCTTGATCACCCAGCTAATCCCCGCTGTCATCAGGTGCGCGAATCCGGCACCCAGGTTCTGACCCGCACGCGCAAAGCCCGGCTTCGTGCACGTGTTGCAGTCCCGACATCCCCCAGCCATCACAGCCCCCTCTTGTCGCAGTGAGCCGACTGTAGGGCCGCACCGGCGACTTGGGGAGATGTCGGCGGAATGTCCCCCGATCGGCTAACGGCCGTGACGACGTCGGGTCCTGCTGGCCTTACGCGCCATGGCGCTGCGCTGCGGGAACGTCCGGCCGGCGTTGCTGATGCGCGCCGCCTTGGACTTGCTGGCGCCCTGCCGACGCAGCGCGCGGTACACGGACTGGCGGGATCGGTACACGAAGCCGGCGCGTCCGCCTCTGTCGGAGACCATCCCTGCTCCTCTCGCCTACCTTCAATGGTGCCCCCGCAACACGGGTTGCGGTAGGGAAGTGGCGACTATTCCGCGCCAATGTCCTACGATTCGAAGGTGCGGATTGGATTCTGACTCCAATCCAGAGCCTGAGGAGGGCGGACGATGGCTGGCGGACCCGCACCGTACAACCGGAAGAACCCGGCCGAGCAAGCCGAGAAGGCCGCGATCGTCTTCCAGTTGAAGCTCGACGGCCACAGCTTCCGCGCCATCGAAGCGATCACCGCCGCCCCCGACGGACCCACTCGCGGCGACCGCATCCCGTGGACCACCGCCCGCGACCTCCTGCGCGAAGAGCTCGCACGCCGAGTCGACCCGAAGATCGACGCCTACCGGGCCCTCCACCTCGAACGCCTCGAAGGCGAGCTGGTCCGCCTCGGCGAACTCGAAGCCCGCGCCAAGCAGGTACTCGACCGGCACCACATCACCGTCAACAACGGCCGCGTCATCGCCATCGACGGCGAACCCCTCCAAGACGACGGACCCGTCCTCCAGGCGATCGACCGCCTCGTCAGGATCGAAGACGCCCGCCGCAAGAACAACGCCGAACAGCGCAAACTCCTCGGCCTCGACGCGCCTACCAAGGTCGACGCGACCGTCACCGAAACCACCCAGCAGGACATCGAACTGCAGGAAATGGTCGCCGAGATGCGGGCCAAGAACGCCAACGTCGCCGACAGGCTGCGCGCGAAGCGAGGGCAGGGCGAGTGACCACCGCCGTCAACCAGGCGCGCATCACCGACCCGTATGGCGACGCAGCGAACGCCGACACGTTCGACTTCGGCGCCTGGGTCGCCGGCATCGACGCGCGCCTCCTCGACGGCAGCCCCGACTACCGCGACGCGCGTATCGAAGCCACCCGCCTCGACCCCCTGCTCTTCGCCGTCCTCTACTGCCTGCACCACCTTCGCGCCCCCGACGGCAGCATCACCTTCGCCGACGCCCACCTCGAATGGGTGCGCCTCGCCCGCCAGTGGGCTATCCCGCCCGCCGGGCCGATGGAGCAGCGCGACGCGTTCCTCGCGCCCCGCGACACCGGCAAGAGCACGTGGATGCTGTTCATCCTGCCGCTCTGGGCCGCTGCGCACGGGCACGTGAAGTTCGCCGCGGTGTTCGCAGATTCCGGTCCGCAGGCCGAGATGCACCTCGGCACGTTCCGGAAGGAAGTCGACCAGAACACCGCTCTGCGCCGCGACTTCCCCGACCTGTGCACCGCCGGCCGGCGTCCGTCGGGCGCCTCCGAGTCGGACGCCAAGCACATGGTGATCCGCGCCAATGGGTTCGTGTTCGCGGCGAAGGGTATCGACGCATCCAGCCTTGGCATGAAGGTCGGATCGCAGCGCCCCGACCTTCTGCTGCTAGATGATGTTGAGCCAGATGAGGCGCAGTACTCGGTCTACCAGGCGGGCAAGCGACTCAAGACCATTACGGACGCGATCCTGCCCCTCAATATCTACGCACGAGCGATCTTGTCCGGGACGGTAACGCTGCCGGGGAGCGTCACGCACCAGCTGGTGAAGTGGGGCAAGGGGGAGCGTGACGAGTCGAACGCGTGGGTGGGGGAGCAGCAGTTCCGCGTCCACCACCACCTGCCGATCGTCCGCGACGACTACGGCCGCGAGCGGTCGATGTGGCCGTCGAAGTGGCCGCTCTCCTTCCTGAAGAAGATCGAGCACACGCGCAGCTACCGCAAGAACTACCTCAACGACCCGATGGCCGCCGACGGCGCCTACTGGTCAGAGGGCGACTTCACCTACGGCACCTTCCCGACCGCCCGCACATACCTGTCCGTCGACGGCGCCGTCACCACCAAGAAGACCAGCGACTTCACCGGCCTGTCCGTCGTCAGCTGGTCGCCCGCCGGCCCCGCCCACCCGGCCCGCTGCCTGGTGAAGTTCGCGCAGGCCGTGAAGTTGAAGGGCAAGCCGCTGCGCGCCCGCGTCCTGCAGATCCTGGAGAGCTTCCCCGAGGTCGGGGCGATCCTCGTTGAGTCGAACCAGGGCGGGGACTTGTGGCACGAGGTGTTCCACGACCTGCCCGTCAAGGTCGTCACCTTCTCCAACAGCGAGAAGAAAGAGACCCGCGCCGAGCGTCTCCTGAACCTGTACCAGCTGATCCCCACCCGGGTCATGCACGCCGAGCCGCTGCCCGCCCTCGAAGAGCAGATGGTCGCCTTCCCGAAGGCCCCCAACGACGACCTCGTCGACACGGTCGGCAACGCCGTCCTGCGTTTCCTGAAGCCCCCGTCCAAGCCGCGGGCTGCGGTCCGCTCTGTGAGCCCGAGGTGAGCTTCTGATGGCTGGTACTCCCGATCTGGTCGCCGCCTATCACGAGCTGTGTGAGGCGCGGCCCGGGTATGCGCGGGCCAACGCCTACTACGAGGGCGAAGCGGAGGAGATCTTCGCGTCGGACAAGGTTGCCCGCATGCTCGCCAAGTCCAACCTGGGCGAGCTGGACGATGTCAACTTCGCCCGGATCCCGGTGGATGCGGTGGTGCACCGCCTGCACATTTCGTCGATCACCACAGGGAACCCGGACACCGACGCCGAGATCACGGACCTGATCGAGCGCAACGAGCTCGAGGAAGAAGGGCCCGGTCTCCACGCGCGGGCGTGCTCGCAGGGCGACGCCTATCTGATGGTGTGGCCCGACGTCGGCGAGGACGGCGAACCCAGCAGTGTCGACATGTTCGTCAACTCGGCGTCCGTCGTGCGGATCATCTACGACGCGGAGAACCCGCTACGGAAGGCGTTCGCGATCAAGTCGTGGACGACCGGCACGGCGAAGGACCAGACGATCCGCGCGGACCTGTACTACCCGGACCGCATCGAACGCTGGTACTGGCAGGGCAAGTGGTCGGGCAGGCAGAACAAGTGGCTGCCGTACAGCGGAGACGAGCAGCAGCCCGTGCTGCCGAACCCGTGGGGCGAGGTGCCCTTCTTTCATTTCCGGACGTCCCGCCCCTACGGCCGTCCTGAGCACTATGCCGCTTACGGGCCACAGGCGTTGATCAACAAGCTGGTCATGTCGCACGCGGCGACTGTCGACTTCCAGTCCCTGCCGCAGCGCTACGGCCTGATCGACCCGGCCGTCGACCAGGCCGGAACCCAGTCCGACTGGGACCCCGAGTTCCCGGAAGATGCGGGCGGCGACCCCGAATCCCCCCTCAACGCCAGCCAGCTCCGCAACGACCCCGGCGAAGTCTGGCTCCTGCAAGGACTGAAGGGCGTCGGCCAGTTCCAGGCCGCCGACCCGGACGTGTACCTCAAGCCCATCGACCGGTACGTCAAAGCGATGGCGCAGGTCACGGACACGCCCATGCACATTTTCGACGCCACCGGTGAGCAGATCTCAGGCAAGTCGAGGCGTGAGGCCAACGGCCCGCTCACAGAAAAGGTGCAGGCCAGGCAGCGGTCGTTCGGCGGCACATGGAAGGCGGCATGGCAGTTCGCGCTCCGTCTCCTCGGCTACGAGGACGTCACCGTCGACATCCAGTGGGCTGCCGCCGAAACCGTGTCCGACGCCGAGGGCTGGGCCACCGTCGCCGCAAAGATCACAGCCGGTGTGCCGCGCGAACAAGCCCTCGTCGAAGCCGGATACGACCCCGCCCAGGTCGACGCGTGGCTCGCCGACCTCGACGACGACGGTGAACTCCAGCGCCGCATCGAGCTCCTCGGCTCCCTCGGCACCGCCGTGCAATCCCTCGGCACCGCCGTACAGCTCGGCTCCATCTCCCAGGAGCAGGTCGCCGTACTCCTCGACGTCGTCGTCGGCGCGGCCACCCAGATGAACGTACCGGAGGTGACCGATTGAGCCCCGCCACCGCCCAGCAGCTCGCCGACCTCACCCAACAGCAGCAGGCAGACGAGGCGGCCCGGCTCGAGGACGCCACCGCCACCGAAGCCGACGCAGGAACCGACGCCGCCCTCGCCGCAGCCCTGACCGCCGCCCTCGCCGCATGGATCGCCACGTTCGGATCGCTCACCGCAGCCGGGGCGGGCGTAGAGCTGGCCGCCTATCTGGCGCAGGTGCGGGCCGACACGGACCGGGCGACTGGCGGCCTCGGCCGCCGGGCCGGCAGGGTGATTGAGCGGGCGCTGCCCGATGCGGCACGGCTGGGTGCCCGACACGCCACCGCCTTCGCACACCGCGCATCCGGCCGCCGCCAAGGCGTACCGGGTGTCGACGTGTCCCGTGACGCCCTGGATGCCGCCCGCGCGCTGGCCGGGACCGTGGGGGAGCAGCTGCGCCTCGCGGGCCGTCTGCTGTCCCCGCACATGGTGTCTGTGACCGGCTGGCGGGGTGTGGTGACGGCGCTGGGCGCGGCCCGCAGGGCGGTGTCGATAGTGCGCTCGGCGGTGGCCTGGTCCGTGCACCGGGCCGTCAACGACGGTGCCGCGCAGGCCACCGCGGTACTCGGGGCGCGCGGGCTGTGGGTGAGCGAACCGGATGCGTGCGTCCGCTGCCTCGCCTACTCCGGGCAGCTGACCGACCGCGACGGCCAGTTTCCTGGCGGACTTTCCATGGACCCGGCATCACGCACAACGCGGCGGGCCGCGATCGAAGGGCCGCCGCTGCACCCGAACTGCCGCTGCCGACTGGTCCCGTGGCTGGACGAGTGGACGCACGGCCGCACCGCCCTGCCGGATCTGCTGCGGGCGCAGGCGCTGCGCAGCGTCGCGATGGGCCGCAGACGCCCGTCCGAATCGAACGCTGCCCGCATCCGGGCAGCCCGCTACCTGCTGGCGCGGCGCAGCAGCATCCCTGACCGGCTTCGACGGCACGCCCAATCGGCTGTCGCCGCAGGCCATTTCTGAGCACAACCATGGAGGACCAGATGGCACCCAAGACCCTCGCCCGCTCCCGCATCCACACCGGCTGGGCACGCCCCGCCTGGTACGGCAGCGGCCCGTTCTCGCCCGTCTTCTACGCCGACGGCGGGGAGCCTCTGGCGGCTGAGCCGGAGCCCGACGACGAACCGGCCGACGAGCCGGAGGACGACTGGACGCCGCCCAGCCGCGACGAGTACGAGCGGCTCGTCGAAGCGAAGAAGAAGGCCGACGCCGAAGCCGCCGCCCGCCGCAAGTACCTGCGGCAGCACGGCATCGACCCCAAGACCGGCAACAAGCTCAACCCGGACCCCGAACCGGAGCCCGACGAGCCGGCCGTGGCGAAGGACGAGCCGCGCGGGCCGTCACAGGCAGAGATCCGCCGCCAGGTCGAGAAGGCCGCCGCCGAGGCCGAGCTGCGGGGGATGCGGAAGACAAAGTCCCTCGTCACCGGCGTCAACGCGGCACTCTCGGAGGCCGGATGGAACGGCACCCGCCTCGGCTCGCTGATGAAGCTCGTCGACCTCGACGAGGTCGACATCGACGACGACGGGGAGATCACCGGCCTCGCCGAGCAGATCGACCAGGTGAAGGCGGACTTCCCCGAGTTGTTCAAGCGCACCCGCAACTCTGCCGGAACGTCCGGTGGGGCTGGTGGTTCTGGCCAGAATGGTGTACCGGCAGCTAAGGTGGACGCAGCCGACAAGCCCGCGCCGAAGGCCGAACCCAAGTCCTGGGTCGACCAACTCGCGAATCGCGCGCTTCGCAGCTAGCCCAGGCAGGGCACACGCACCACCGGACCCTCCGGGGCCCGTAGCAGGGACGAGCGGGACGCTCACAGGTCCGCCCAGGTAGGGCACCCACCCAACCGTGCGGGCCGTGAGCCCCCTTGCCCTTCCTGAGGTTGCTATGCGCCCGACGCGCGTGCCCATCACGTCCATCCCCGAGCCCGGCTCCATCATCGGCTTCCGCAAGGCCCGCCTCGGCAGCGGCGAGCAGCCCGGAAAGCTGTACCCCGTCTACCAGATCGCCGGCGCTGCGAGCACCGACATCATCGACTCGTGGATCCCCATCGAGTGGGACTCCGACGTCATCACCCGCGTCCTCATGGACTCGGCGGTCGAGCGGCACGGACGCCCCCACCCGATGCGCACCGCCACGAAGCGCGTCCTCCGCAGTGGCGGTCTCACCGTCAGCGCGGGCACCACGTACACCCCGGACGCGTCGACGAACGACTACATCACGCTCACCGCGCGCAGGTTCCTCGCGCAGTTCGTGGTGGACGAGGACGACCTCGCCGACGCCGACAGCATCATCGACACGATCAAGACCAAGGGCATGGACTGGGCCGTCTCCTACGCGGACTCGTTCGACAACGCCTGCCTCGCCGTGTCCGGCGCCGAGAACGGCACCACGGTCCCCTTCACCAGCGTTTACAAGGCGCTGCGCACCACCAACGCGGCAACCGGCTACAACGCCGACGACAACTACGCGTCCTGGGTGAACACCAACACCGCCATCAAGACGACCCCTGACGGCACGTCGCTGTACGAGAAGCTGTCCGGCACCCTGAAGAAGGTCGAAACCAGCAAGTACTGGAGCCTCGCGGACTCCATCGTCATCGCTGCCCCCGGCTGGCGCGATGCCCTCCGCCTCGCCACCGACGCCCAGGGCCGCCCCATCTTCATCCAGGGCACCGCCGGAACCCCGGACACCCTGTTCAACGTGCCCGTCACCTGGAGCCGTGGCCTCAAGGTCGCCGCGACCATGACCGGCGCCCCCACCGGCAACGACCTGCTGATCTTCGGCAACCGGCAGTTCCTCAAGCGCGGCGACCGATCCAACCCCGAGAGCCTCGTCGACCAGGCCCGCGCGCAGGACTCCACCGACGACACCGCGGTCAAGTTCCGCGTGCGCCGCGGATTCGGCGTCGGCCACGAGAAGGCGCTGGCCATTCTCGAGCGGATCTGACCGGCCCACGGACCGCCGCCGGGGACTGGTGGGTGCCACCCCGGCGGCACCGGTGAACCCGAACCACGAAATGAGGGCGTTGTGGACTACGAGCAGATGTCGACGAGGGAACTCCAAGAGGAGTGCCGTCGCCGAAGCCTGCCCTCCGGCCGCGTCAAGGCCGAGCTCGTACAGCGCCTCACCGACGCGGACGCCGGCGAGACTGTGTCCGCAGACGACGACTTCGCCGACGACGCACCCCCCGCCGACTCGACGGACGCCGCGGACGAGACCGCAGACCCCGAGCCCGTCCAGCCCGCAAGCGCCCCGCCTGCCGCGCCGGTTCCGCCAGGCGTGTTTCGCCTCGACTTCGAGGCCGAAGCCGGCGGGCCCGATGAGGAATCGCACCTCGCCTACCGGCAGGCCACCCTCCAGGCCGCCGTCGAAGCCGGGCTCGTGCCGCGCGGCGACGCCTACCGCACCGGAACCGTCGACGGCCGCGAACTGTACGAGGTTGCCACCGGAGGCGGTGACCCGACGTGACGTGGGCTACCAGCAGCGACGTCGCCACCCTCACGGGCATCACGGTGACTGACGCGCAGGTCGACCAGGCGCAGGCCGTCGTCGAGCTGTTCGTCGACACGACCGAGGTCGCCTCCACTGTGGGGCTGATCTCGCAGAAGAACCTGCGGCTGCTGAAGATGGCGGTCGCCTACCAGGCTGCGTGGATCACCCAGCATCCGGACTGGGCGACCAATATGGACACCACCAACGTCAGCCAGGACCAGGTGTCGGCGACGTGGGCGCACGCCAACGCCGGGGTTCTCGCCCCGCTGGCGAAGCGCTGCATCGACCGGGTGTCGTGGCGGCGTATCCGCCCGCTGCGTGTCCGGCCCGCCTACGGTTCTGCGTTCCCGCCCCGCCGCATGAACATCATCAGCGCGGTCATGGACGACAACGACCCGCGCTGGCAGGGGAGTGGCCCCGCATGATCGCCACCGCCACCACCACCATCGCCGTGCTCCGTGGCACAGCCACGAACGCGTGGGGCGACGAGGTCGACACCGACACCCCCGTCCACACCGGCATCCCCGCCTCCCTCGTCGAGCAGAACCGCCGCGTCACCACCCGCGACGACCCCACCCCCAGGATCGTCCGCTACGCCGTCGGCCGCGTCACCGCAGGCACCGACGTCACCGACCAGGACCGCATCCGCGACGAACGCACCAGCGCGATCTACATCGTCGAAGCCGTGTCCTCCATGAACTCCGCAGCCGTGGCCGCCGATCTGCGGCTCGACCTGCGGCGCACCACCTAACAGCACAGGCCCGCAATGCCCGGGGAGACCGGGCGGGCCGGTACGACGACCACCCACCGGAGAGGAGGGCGGCCATGGCACGATCCAGCATGCGGATCGACCCGTCCGCACGCACGCACGTCGACGCCGCCATCAACCGGTGGCTCGGCGAGACCATTGGCCGCGCCATCCTCGGCGACGCCCAGTACCTCGTGCACAAGCGCACCGGCCGCCTTCGCGACTCGCTGCGGGCCGAGGTCCACGACAAAGTGCTCCGAGTCGGCTCCCTGGACTGCAACTACGCCACGGACGTGGAGATGGGCACCAGCGCCCACGTCATCAGGCCGACCAACAAGAAGGCGTTGTACTGGCCCGGCGCCGACCACCCCGTCGCCAAGGTCAACCACCCTGGCACCCCGCCATTTCCATACCTCCGTCCGGCACTGTTCCAGCGGAGGACGGCATGAGCCTCCTGCTGCGCGCCACCCCCGAACTCGTGGCTGAAGCCTGGCTGAAGACGGTTGTCGGCGACCGCGTCGCCACCACCCTGCCGAAGGACAACAGCAGCTGGGCGGCGTCCGGGTTCTGCACGCTCGTAGTCGCCGGCGGCAGCCCCAATCTGTACGTGCCGTTGCGGGAGCCGGTCATCGGCGTGGACTGCTGGGCCAACAGCGGGAGCTCGCAGAAGCCCCCGTGGAGCATTGCCGCCGCGCTGGCCGAGGCGATCCAGGCCGCCTGCTACGACCACCCCGGCATTCCGCAGACCGTCACCCTGCCCGCCGGATATCCGGCCGCACAGGTCAAGTCCGCGTACACGACGGGCGAGCCACGCCGCATCCCCGACGACCCGTCCTCGTATGCCCGGTACAGCATTCCCGGCCTGGCCATCGCCTGGGTGGAGGTGCCGTCATGAGCCGCTACGCCCTCCAAGGCGCCCTCAGCCGGGACCTCCTCACCTGGAACGGACGCGTCCTCGTACACGACAACGCCGCGGAGATGGAGTTCCTGTTCACCGGAGACGTCCGCGTCATCGACTGCCCCCGCGACATCCCGCCCGAGCAGACCATCGAGATCCGCTACCACCCCAACTTCGCCTCCGTGACGTGGCCATTGACCAAGGAGCAGTTCCGGTGACCCACAAGATTCGCACCACCATGCGGCCCGACCAGGTTATCGAGGTCGGCGAAGCCGAGTACCTCGACCTCCAGCGCGACGGGCTCCTCGTCGAGGACAACGAACCGGCCGCGCCCGCGCCGGCGCCGAAGAAGTCCGCCACCCCGGCGGCCACCACCAAGGAGAGCTGACCCATGTCGGTGACTGCGACCAATCTTGTTCAGGGCCCCGCGACCCTGTACAGCGGAGCCTTCGGCGCGACCGAACCGGCCGACGCTGCCGTCAACACCACGCCGCCCGCCTCGTCGTGGACGGATGTCGGCGGCACTGACGGCGGCGTCAAGTTGACCATCGCCCAGTCGTACACCGAGCTCGACGTCGACCAGATCGTCGACCGCGTCGGCAGCCGCCTGACGAAGCGGGACTTCACCGTCGAGACGTCGATGGCCGAGCCGACCCTCGCGAACCTATCGCTGGCCCTCAACGGCGGCACCAGCGCCTCGGCTGCGGGCTACGCCTCGTTCGAGCCCAGCTTCGCGAGCTCGGCCACCCAGCCGACCTACAAGGCGCTCCTGTTCGACGGCTGGGCGCCGGGCGGCACCTTCAACCGGCGCGTCATCGTCCGCAAGGCCCTGTCCACGGACGCCATCGACCTGGACTACACCAAGGAGAAGAAGACCATGTACGCCGTGAAGTTCAGCGGCCACTACGTGTCCGCGTCGATCAGCCCGATCCACGTGGTCGATCAGACCAGCTAGCCCCAACCCGCCTGCACGATCGAGGAGCACCACCCATGGCACCCACCACCCCTAACCGAACCCGCCAGGGAGCCGCGGCCCGCAAGAGGGTCGCGGCCAAGCCTGCACCAGTCGTGGACGAGGAGTTCGAGCTCGTTGAACTGTCCAGTGAAGTCCTCGACGAAGAGCGTGTTGGTCTGTTCTCAATCGACGGGCAGGTCTACACGATCCCCAAGGTCGTACCGCAGGGCATCTCCCTGGAGTTTGTGAGGATCGGCCGCGAGTACGGCGAGGAAGCCGCCGCTGTCCGCCTGCTGGAGCGGCTTCTCGGCCCAGAGCCGTACTTGGCGCTGGAGCAGTGCCCGACGCTGGACGACAAGAAGATGCAGAAGATCCTCGACATGGCGCAGAAGATCGCCTTCGGTAAGGCCGAGGTCAAGGGGGGAAAAGCCGACTGACGTGGACATCTGGTCTCGCCGAACGGCTGGAACAGATCGTCTGGGTCCTCGATCACGAAGCAGACATCGACGCCGACTTCCTCGCCATCTACGGCATCGACCTCCGTGAGCAGGAGGTTGATGGGCCCCGCTACTTCGCCCTCGCCCACCGGCTGAACGCCTATCAGGGCGTGATTGCCGCCCGGGTCGAAGCGGAACGCGAGGAGCAAGACCGAACGACCAGCACAACCACCCGCACTAGCAGTACCCAGCCCGCCCAGCAGGGCGGCGGCGAGAACCGTGAGGTCTCGCTGACGGCATTCCGGGTCATGTTCCCCGGGATCGTGAGCGGAGGAAGCGCAGGTGGCGGGTAGCTTCAGGATCGCTGAGGGCTATGTCGAGGTTACGGCCGACGAGTCCGCCTACGACCGCGCCATGTCCCGCCTCAAGTCCAAGGACCAGAAGGTCAAGGTCGGCGTCGACCTGGATGACCGGGCCGCCATCGCCAAACTGGACCGCCTCGCCCGCGAACGCATCATCACCGCGAGGATCAAGGTCGACGAGACGGCACTGTCACGCCTCCGCCTGCGAGACCTTGACGTCACCGTCACGCCGAAGATGAACGACACGGCACTCCGGCGTGTCCAAGCCCAGCTCGACCGGCTCACCGCCGAGCGCGTCGTCAACATCCGGGCCAGCGTGGACACCCGGGTCGCCGCGGCGGAGATCCGCAACCTGATCCAGCGGCGCCAGGTCCGTATCGGTGTCGACGTCGACACCCGCGTCGCCGCCGACTCCCTCGCCAACCTCACCCGCCGCCGGGACATGACCGTTGGCGTCAACCTCAATGACGCCGCCGCACGCGCCCGCCTCGACGCCCTGACCCGCGACCGCCACGCCAACGTGCGCGTCGACGTCGACCGGTCGGCCCTGTCCAGCCTCGGGGGCGGCGGGGGAGGGCTTGGCGGGCTCGTCTCCAGCCTGACCAGCCTGTCCAGCATCGCCGTCGGCGCGCTGCCCACCGTGGCTTCGCTGGGGCAGGCCATCATCCAGATGGGGCCCGCTGCTGCTGTCGCGGCCCCCGCCGTGCTGTCGCTCGGCGCGGCCTTCGCCGCAATCAAGATCGGCACGAGCGGCATTGGCGATGCCTTCAAGGCGGCCTTCGCGCCGGCCACATCCAGTGCGGGCGCGGCCAGCAAGTCGATCCGGCAGGTCGAGAACGCCCAGCGCAGCTTGGCCAAGGCCCAGCAGGGCGTGAAGGACGCAGAGGTTGCCGCCGCCGCGGCCCGCGTGCAGGCTGCCCGGCAGATCCAGGACGCCCAGCTCAACCTCAAGAACACGGTGTCCGACGTCGCCGACGCCAACCGGCGGGCAGCCGAATCTGTCGCCAACGCGGAGCGGGACCTCGCCACCGCCCAGCGCGCATCCCGGCAGGCACAGCTCGACCTCACCCAGGCCCGCAAAGACGCGGCCATGGAACTCGAGGACCTCGACAACAGGCTGAAGGACGCCCGCCTCAACGAACGGCAGGACGTCCTCAACCTCCAGGACGCCGAGAAGAGGCTCGCCGCCGACAAGGCCGCAGGCGCGAACGTGTCCGCCGAGCAGCTCGCCAAGGACCAACTCGCCTACGACCAGGCACTCCAGGCCCTCAGCGAGCAGCAGACCGAAACGAAGCGGTTGCAGGACCAGGCCGACGCCGCAAACAAAGCCGGTGTCGAAGGCAGCGCCAAGGTCACCCAGGCCAAGCAGAACATTGCCGACGCCAACCAGACGGTCAAGGACAAGACGCAGGCGTTGAAAGACGCCGAGATCGAGGCGGCACGGCAGCAGGTCGACGGCGCCCAGAAGATCGCAAAGGCTCAGCGGGATCTGTCCGATGCGCGCGCCGCTGCCGCGAAGGCTGCCGTCGACGGCGCCCGACAGATCGCCGACGCGCAGGCCGCCGCCGCAGACGCGGCACGCGCCCTGGCGGAAGCGCAGACGGCCGGCGCCGTGGCGACGAACAAGGTCGGCAACGCCCTGGCAAAGCTCGCCCCGAATGCGCGGGCGTTCGTCAACGCGGTCCTCGCTCAGCGCGAGGCCTGGCGCGGCCTCAAGCTCGATGTACAGAACGCATTGTTCGCTGGCCTAGGGCAGACGTTTACGACCATGTCGTCGGCCGTCCTGCCGTCCCTGAAGACCGGGCTGACGGGCACGGCGACGGTTCTGAACGGTATGGCGAAGAACGCCGCGAGCGCAGTCACCGAGCTTGGTAAGACCGGCATGCTGCGGCGGATGTTCGACGGCCTGAACGGCGGGCTGAAGCCCCTCAGTCGGATCCCGGGTCAGTTCATCAAGGGCCTCGCGCAGGTATCTATTGCCGCGTCCCCGGCGTTCAAGAGGATCACGACGGCGGCCGGAGGGGTGTTCGACCGGTTCTCCCAGCAGCTCACTCAGGCGTTCAAGTCCGGCCACCTGGAAAAGATCATCGACCAGGCCGTCGACATCGCCAAGCAGTTCGGGCACCTGGCCGGGGACATTTTCGGGACCCTCGGCAACATCATGAAAGCCGCCGGGGCTGCGGGCGGTGACGCGCTGGGCGGGATCGGCGCGGTGTTCAAGGAACTCCGCAAGATCACCGCAATGCCTGAAGTGCAGAAGGCCCTGACCTCGATCTTTACGGCCATCAACGCCATCGCCAAACTGGTCGCGGGAACACTCGGCGCGGTCATCCAGGCAGCGCTTCCGCTGCTCGCTGCACTGGCGCCCGTGGTGACCGACCTCGCCGAAAAGTTCGGGCCGGTCCTCGCAGAACTGGCTGGCGCGCTCGGCAAAGCCCTGATGCCGATCATCACCGCCCTGCTGCCCGTCGTGAAGGACGTCGGCAGCGTCCTCGTCGGCCTGGTGCAGGCGGTCATGCCGCTACTGCAGCCCATCGGCAACCTGATCGCCACCGTCATCAAGGCCATCGCACCGTTCATCAAGACCCTGCTCGACTCCCTGGTGCCGTTCATCGCGGCCCTGGCGAAGGGGCTGACCCCGGTCATCACGGCCCTGCTGCCGGCGGTGCAGCTCGTGGGCCAGTTCCTGGGTGCGATGGCGCCTCTTTTCCCGCAGCTGCTGACGGCGTTGACGCCGCTGCTCCCGCCGATCAGTCAGCTCATCGCGTCTCTGTTGCAGCTGGCCATGCAGGTGATCACTCCGCTGATGCCGCTGATCACCGGGCTGGCGACGCTGCTGGCGACCGTACTGGCTGGGGCGGTCAACCTGCTGGTACCTGCTATCACGACGGTGATCGGCTGGCTGACCGCTCTCGCTGACGGGGTGAAGAAGGTGGTGGGCTGGATTGTCGACGCCTTCCAGTGGCTCTACGACAAGCTCGTCGGCCACTCGATCATCCCGGACCTGGTCAACGCCATCATCAGCTGGTTCGGGTCGCTGTGGACCGGCACGAAGAAGATCTTTACCGACCTGAAGAACTGGGTTGTGACGACGTGGAACACCCTCTGGGACAAGGTCCGCACGAAGTGGGACTCCTTCTGGACCGGTCTGCGCACCGCGATCTCCAACGCCTGGACGGCGGTGAAGAACGGCGTCGCCGGCGTGAAGACCGCGGTCACGACCACATGGAACGCGCTATGGAACGGGGCGAGCGACAAGATCAGCGGGATCTTCTCCACGATCCGCACGAAGATCGACACCTTCAAGTCGGCGATGAAGACGGCATTCTCCACGCTGAAGGACGCGCTCGGCACGATCTGGGACGGCGTGAAGTCGAAGATCGCTAGCCCCGTGCGGTTCGTAGTGAACACCGTCTACAACAACGGCATCCGCCGCATGTGGAACTCCATCGCGGGAAAGATCAGCTCGAAGATCACCCTCCCGTCGATCAGCCTCGGCTTCAACAAGGGCGGCGTCGTCCCCGGCAGCGGCAACCGGGACACCGTCCCCGCCATGCTCACCCCCGGCGAACGCATCCTCTCCAACAGCCAAGTCGCCAAGCTTGGCGGCCACCGCGGCATCGACGCCTTGCTCGGCCAAGACCGCCCCACCAAAACCGGCGGCAATCCGACCAGCCAGCAAGAACGCAAGATGCACCAGCCCGCACAGGGCTTCGCGGGCGGCGGGATCATCGGCACCGTCACGGACGCGATAGGCGGCGCGATCAGCTCCGCCGCCTCCTGGACGAAAGACCTCGTCCTCGGCGGGCTGAAGGCTGCCGCACAGAAGGCCCTCAGCGCCCTCGTCCGCCCCCTCATCGGCCAGATCCCGAACAGCGGCATCGGCAACCTCATGCGCGACCTCGTCAACAAAGGCGTCGACGGGATGCTCGGCTGGTTCGGCAACGAGGACAAAAAAGCCGTGGGCGGGCCGGCCGTACAGCGGGCGATGTCGTGGGTGAAGACCCAGGACGGCTTGCCCTATCAGTGGGCCGGAAACGGAAACCCATCATGGGACTGCCTTACTCTTTCGTCCATGATTACAACTCCGCAGGGCCACACCGAACTTCGCGACCTTCACCCCGGCATGGAAGTGATGGCCTACCAAGACGGCAAGCTCGTCGCGTCCAAGGTGCTGGCCAAGTGGAACACTGGGGAGCAGGAGCTGTTCAAGGTCCGCACCCGTAACCGTTCCATCCGGGCAACTGCTGGGCACCGCGTGCTCGTTGCTGCCCCCGTCAAGCGGCCGATGATGGACGTGGACGAGCGCGTCGCCGGGGCCGAGTGGGGCACGGAGTGGAAGGAAGTCCGCGACCTCACCCCGACCGACTACTTGGTCACCTACACCGGTTCACCGAAGGAAGGCGGTGAGGAAGTACCGGAGGACCTGGCCTGGCTGATGGGGCTCTGGCTGGCCGACGGCAGCGTCAATCAGAACAGCGGCATCCGGATCTGCGTGTACGACGATCTCGCCGAGAAGGCGATGGCCGTGCTCCGCAAGTACTCGCCGAACCGGAGGGTCACCCACCACCCGCGCCATGGCGTGATGATCAGCGACGTCCAGCGGGTTCGATGGATGATCCGCAACGGGTTCCATGGCAAGTCCCACGAGCGCACGATCCCGCCCGTCGTCATGGAATGGAGCCAGGGCGCACAAGATGCCTTCCTCCGGGGGTACGCCGACGGTGACGGCTCGTACAAGAACGGCAAGAACGGCGCCACCTTCGAGACGGCAGAACTCATTGAGTACAAGGCCACGTCCCGCGAACTCATCGAGGGCGTCCGGGAGATGCATCTGCGCCGCGGCGACCGTGTCTCGGTGACCAACACCCGGGCGCGCACCAAGGACGTCTATATCGGCGGGAAGAAGATCGAGAACGCCCGTCCGATCCACAGCATTGAGGTTGCACCGGGACGGGGCGCCAACCAGACAACTGGCGCTGGCCACCGCCCCGGCCTGCTCCGCCTCATGGCGCAGCTGAGGACCGAGAGCATGTCGGTGCAGCGAGTGCTCTCCGTGGAACCAGACGGCATGGAGGAGACCTGGGACATCGAGGTCCAGGACTCGCACTCGTTCGTCTCGGACGGACTCATCAGCCACAACTGCTCCGGTCTGATGTCCGCCATCGAGTCCGTGATCCGCGGGGAGCGTCCGCACCGCCGGTGGGCGACCGGATCGTTCTCCGGCAACACGGCTCCCGCCGGCTGGGTGCGGAACCTGAACTCCCCGTTCATGATCGGCATCACGAATGCGGGCGTGGGCCACACGGCGGGCACCCTCGGCGGCATGAACGTCGAGTCCAGCGGCGGCGCCGGCGTCCACATGGGCAAGTCCGCGCGCGGCTACAACGATGGTCTGTTCACCGACCGGTACGGCTTCGCCCCCGCCGCCAAGTTCGACAGCGGCGGCCTGCTCCAGCCCGGGGCGACGATGTCCGTCAACGCCACCGGCCGCCCCGAGCGGGTCCTGTCCGCGGACCACACGGCCAGGCTCGACGCGCTCCTGGCGAGCGGCGGCCCAGGAGTTGGAGACGTCATCGTCAACATGACCGTGAACAGCCTCACGATGCCGAGCCCGTCGGAGCGCAAGCAGTTCGCCACCGCGATGGCCAGCGACATCAATGAAGCCATCCGCAAGTGGAACAAGGAGCGCGCCCGATGAGCCTGTTCAACTGGGGCGACCTCCAGCTCGGCCGCATTCCCCTCCGCGAGACGTTCGTCGCTACCGAGTCCGGCGGAGGTGACGGCCGTGGCCTCGACCTCGAAGGCCAGGAGTCGTATCCGCCGCTCACCCGGGCGCAGGTCATCGCCCGGCACGACGGCATCAACTCCCTGATCCCCGGCGCCGTCATCCCGGTCACCTTCACCGACAAGCCCGAGCGGAACGGCTACTACGCGGTGAAGAGCTCTGGGGCGACCTACACCGAGTACCTCAACGAGGCCGTCACCAGCTCCTGGAAGGTCTCCCTGGACCGGGTCGGTTCCGACGCCGAAACCGATCTGCAGAGCAGGCTCACCGGCGCCGTCCGACTGAACGACTTCGCCCTCACCGGGGAGCGCTGGCACGCCCCGCCGATCGGCCACTACGGCTACTACACCGGCGCCACCAACCCGACCACGATGACCCGCACCGGCGCCGACGGCACCATCACCGTCTACCGGACCGTCCCCGCCAACGTCTCGCCCCGCTGGGGCTGCCTCCCCACCGCCTACCTCGCCGGCCGAGTCCGCGCGACGACCACCGGCGGGCAGGAGGTGTACGGCGTCGACGTGCCCCTTGCCGCGACCGGCTGGTCCATTACCAACGGCCTGATCAACGTCACCTGGTCGGCGACCGGTGGCGGCAGCTTTGACGTGCAGGCTTACACGGGCGGCGCCTACCGGTCGAAGCTATGGAGCCCCTTCTACTCGTCCAGCGGACTCGTCGGCGGCGCCTGGGACGCAGCCACCCTGCTGCGGAACGACCCCGAAATGGCGATCCTCCGCCTGGTCAAAGCCCTCAATCCGGGCCGGTTTACGATCGACCTCACTCTCCGGCGCGGTTCCCGCATCGTCGAGGGCTACATGCAGGTCGGCACGGCCGCTGACCAGCTGAAGATCCGCCTCAATACGGCGGAGGCGTTCGTCGACACGTCCGCGCAGGGCTACCTGACCGCCACCAACGACGACAGTGATGGCAACCGTTTCGCCTGCGGTTCCGCTCGGACCTTCATTGCCCACGCCAACGGCGGTGTACAGAAGAACACCACGACGACACTCGACTTCTGGCTCGGCGTGTCTGCTGCGGCGGGAGGCGGCGGCACCCTCAACGCCAACCCGGACTTCGACACCAACATCACCGGCTGGAATTCCAATGGCGGCACCGGCGTCCGCGTCACCACCCCCGTCAAGGTCGGCACGGGAGCAGCCCAGTTCACGCCCAATGGCGTCGCCCAGTTCCCCAGCATCGAATCCAACCCGGTCCCCGTCACTGCGGGCACCATCTACCGGGCGTCCGCGTGGATTCGCTGCGCCACCGCCCGCAGCGTCGACTTGAACATCAACTGGTTCAATGCCGCCGCCGCCTACCTGTCGACAAGCACCCTCACCAACGCACTCGCGGCCAACACGTACACCTTCTATGACGGCACCGTCACCGCGCCTGCCAACGCCGCCACCGCAACGATCGCGCCGACTGTCGCGAACTTCCCGCCCGTCACGGACGTGATCGTCGTCGACGAAGTCCGCCTGCGCCTGCCAGTCGCCTCAGGGGACGCCGCCACAGACCTGCGGAACCAGTACATCGCCTGCATGCCGGAAGCCGTCTACGGAGTCCGGAGGTAGCACGGATGGCTGTTCAGGAAGTTCTCAAAGCACTCGGCTCGTGGGGGATCAAACTCCAGCCCGGGACACCCCGCGACGTCCTCGACGCGCTCGACTACTTCGGCCATGTCGCGATCGTCCCCGGGCGGCTGGACCCGCTGCAGTACGGCGACAACCTGCTCACGACCGCCCGCTACGTCGGCGTGCTGCGCACTAAGACGATTGGCGACGACGGCCGCACCAGCGCCCCTCAGGACGACCTCGCCATCGGCGGCGTCGGCATGGCCATGTGGCTCGGCGACGAAGACGGCAAAGGCGCCGTCTACGAAAACGCGGTCACGCCCGCGTCCGCCTCATTCGCCACCACCATCAACATGCTGCTCCCCGCGTCCGGGGCGGGCGCCGTCACCGCGGGCACCATCTACTCCGTGGCAGGCCAGTACACCGGCCACCACCAGTACGAATCCCCGCGGTCCGCCATCGGCTACGTGTGCGACACCATGTCCACCACCTCGGTGCCCGTGTCCTGGCGCGTCAACGGCAACGGCACCCTGGATGCGGGCCCCGACAGCCAGCTGTTCGTCACCAACCCGACGTGCGTGATCCTCGCGAACGGCGCCGGCGAAGACATGGCGCTGCGGGCGCTCCCCGGCTCGATGGACGTCACCCGCGACATGGAGGACTACAGCACCCGCGTGGTCCTCCTCGCGGAGGGGCAGGGCACCAGCATTGCTACGGGGGCGGCGGATATTTCCCCGGCGACGCCGTACCGGGACATCCACGGCAACGCCCTGAAGCTCACACGCCTTGTCTCCGAGTCGGACACGGCGACCGGGAACGCGGCGACGCGGGCGCAGTTGGCGTTGTCGCAGTTCGTCTCCACCCGCAACGCGCTGACGCTGTCGACAGCCGACTACGACGTCCACGGGTCTTTCCAGGTCGGCGACCGGGTGTGGGTGTACGACCCAGACTCCGGGCTCGTCGACACCAGCACCGAGATCACGTTCCGTGGGCTGCGCCTCAACCCGCTGAAACTCCAGGTCACCGAAACCAGCTGGGCGATCACCACCGGATACACGGTCGCCTACCGCAGTGCTACCGGGACCTGGATCGACCTCACCCAGTACATGGAGTGGGAGACCGACGGCACCAACACGGTGACGGTCGGCGATTTCTCCCGCCAGCTCGCGAACTCGTCGACGGAGCCCGTCGGGAGCAGGCCGAACGCCGACACGAGCATCCCCGGCACGCCGGTGTTCGTGACCCCGTTCTCGGGTGCCGCCTACCTAGACGGGCGGGGTTTCACCCGGGCGCGGACGATCGTCCAGTGGAACGCGCCCTTGAACGTCGACGGCAGCACCGTCTTGGACGGGGATCACTACGAGATCCGGTATGCCGTCGACACGGACATGATCTATCCGGCGACGTGGTCGCAGGTGTCGCAGATCCGGTGGCAGGACATGCAGCTGTGGCGGCAACCGTTCGCCGCCCCCACCGGCAAGTGGTTGACGGTGTACGCGGCGTGGGGCGATACCACGGCGCAGCTCACGGACCTGTCCCCGGGCATCGGCTACGACGTACAGATCCGGGCTGTCGACAAGACGGGCAACACGGGGGCCTGGTCGGGCACGACGACGTTCGTGGCCAGCGCCGACAACATTCCGCCCAGCACCCCGGCTGCCCCGTCGGTGGCCGCGTCACGGATCGCCGTGCAGGTCACCCACACCTTGGGCAAGTCGAGTGGCGGCACGTACAACTTGGAATCGGACCTCCATCATCTGGAGATCCACGTCGACTACGAGCCCACGTTCACACCGTCCGCTACGACCCTCAAGGCGAAAGTCTCCGCGACGGCGGGCATGATTCAGGCGCAGATTCCCGTCGTCGCCACCGTGCAGGTCGAGGAGGTCAGTACCCGCTACGTGCGGGTCGTGGCCGTCGATATGACCGGCAACAAGAGCGGGCCGTCAGACGCGGCAAGCTCGACGGCCCTGCTCATCGACGACGCTCACATCTCCGACCTGACCGTCTCCAAGGTCACCGCAGGGCAGATCAACGCCGACTGGGTCGTCGCCGCCCGCATCAAGACCTCCGACACCGGGTCCCGCGTCGAGCTCAACAGCGGCGGCATCGGGGCGTGGAACGCTGCCGGGGATCAGACCGTCTCCATCGCCGCTGCCGACGGTTCCGTGTCCATCATCGGCCAGCTCAAGTCCGGCACCTCCGGCAAGCGCATCGAGATCAACCCGACCAGCACCTACTTGCCCGAGATCCGCTGGTACGCCAACACCGGCACTGACTACGGCTACATCAACGCGGTTTCGTCAGGCACGGACGTCAATCTCGGCATGAACTCGTCGCCCTACGACGACGGCACCGGCACACAGGTCATCTCCCGCAACTATCTCGGCACCGGTGCGGCGCAGCTGGCCGTCATCCGCGCAGATGACCAGACTCGTCGAGGCGGCTTCGTGTGGGCGCAAACAGCATCGCTTCTCGCCGGGTTCAACCGCGGCGGGGTAGACGGCGGCAGCGTCTATGCGGACATCAACCAGGTGAACGCAAATTTCCCAAGCGGTGGGAAGTTCTATGGTGACGCCAACTTCGCGTGGGTGGGCTTCGATAATTCCACGTCGGCCACAAACCAAATGTACTTCATGAGTGGTGGCCAAACGCGCCACTATGGCCGATGGGAAGACTTTTCAGATCTCGGGGCGACGCAGGGTCTGATGATGGGCCGCGTCGGATTCTCCGGAGCAACATCTCTAAGCGTCGGCTACGGCGCCACGCGGGCGTCGATTACGCGCATGGTGCACACCGTCGAGGACGACATCGTCCACTCCGACTGCCTCAGCGCCAACTCGACGACCGGTTTCACGGTCACCATCAGCCCCGCCCTGAACGGGGCTGGGGGCGTCTACTTCTGGTCATTCCGAGTTTGAAAAGGAGGGCTCATGGACTTCACCGTCGAATCGGTGGACACGTACTTCCCCAATCCCCATATCGAGTGCTGGGCGGTCGTCATGACCCGCCCCGACGGCTCGAAACACGCCTACGTCTTCCCCAAAATCACGCTCGAGCAGCGGGCCGCCGAGTACGGCTTCGACCCCGCCGACGTCGAAACGCTGCTCGACATCGTGCTACACGAGCAGTTCGTCCACTCCCCAGGCGGAGAGATCGAGGACGCAGCGGCAGCGCAAGGCATGCTCTCGCCCGCGCTTGTCTCCAACGGGGCGGCACGGAGGGGTCAGATGGTTCCCACCGACCTGTTCAACGCGCCAACGATCAAACACGCGCGCGATGCGCACCTCGCACGGGTCGCACACGCCAAGAAGACCCGAGGACGCGTGCACCCTCCCGCCAAGGGGCCCGACCCGCTCGACCGAATCCGCGCCGAACACGGCGTCACCATGGCCGGGGTCGTCTCCAGAGCGCGCGAGGTCGACCTGCACCGGCGAGCGCTACGCGGCCAACTCACCGAGACCGAAGCCCGGGAACTGTCCCGCGCCGAAAGGAGCGCCCCCCGTGCCTGATCCGTCCACCACCAGGCTGGCCCTGTACAAGTCCAAGTCGGACGGGTCCGAGCTGGTCAACTACACCCAAGACCTCGGCCAGAACTGGGACAAGGTCGACACGGCCGTCGGCTACCAGGTCGTCACCTCCGGCACCCGCCCCGCGACCCCGTATGCGGGCAAGCCCATCGCCCAGTCCGACACCGCCTACAGCACGTTCTTCTCCAACGGCACCGCGCCCGCGTCCGCGTCCTGGGTCGAAATCCCCAACAGCAGCTCGACCTTCGGCTCCAACCTGAAACTCGCCTCCGGCGTACAACTCCTCATCGGCGCCGACACCAACCTCTACCGCAGCGCCGCCAACGTCCTAAAGACCGACGACGCCCTCGTCACAGTCGGCAACGTCACCGTCGGCGGCGACCTCAAACTCGTCGGCGGCACCACCACCTACCGCAACCAGCTCAGCGCACAGACCACCGTCGCCAACACCGTCACAGAGACAGTCATCGCATCCATGACCGTCCCCGCAAACGACGCCGTCGTCGGCGCCGTCTACCGCATCAAAGCCTGGGGCACCATCTCCGCCGCCGCCGCAACCACCCCCACCATGAACTGGAAATGGAAGATCGGCGGAACCGGCGGCTACCAGATGGCACAAAGCCAAAACCGCACCGCAGGCGCCGCCGGAGCCAGCACCCGCGCCTGGCAGTGCGTCGGCGAAGTCGTCTGCCTCGCCACCGGCGCCTCAGGATCCTTCCAAGGATCACTACTCACCACCGAAGGATGGAGCGTCACCGGCGGCCCCCCCATCGTCACCCCCGCCCCCCTCCTCGACGGCACCACCCCCGGCACCCGCGACTCCACCGCCAGCCAGCAAATCTGCCTCACCGCCACCTGGGGCACCGCCAACGCCGCCAACACCCTGACCTGCCTCGGCTACTACGCCGAACGCATCGCATAGGAGGAAACCGCCATGTCCACGTTCGAAGTCATCCTGCTCATCGAGGTCGGCATCATCGCCATCGGCAGCCTCCTCGGCATGCGGCGGCCCTAACCCGGCTCGACCTCCGGGTACGGCGGCTGCGCGGCCAGATCCGGGCCGCCAGCCGGCGGCTGCTGCGCGTCGTCTTCGAGCTCCTTCACGCGCCGCTCCAGCACCTCGACCTGCGCACGCAGGACGAGGGTCTCGTCGAACAGCTCGCCGCACCGCTTCCGGTAGACGGGGAAGGCGTCCTCGACGCTGATTTGCGTGCCCATCACGCCACCTTGTCTGCGAGTTCGCGGTACCGGTCGAGGACGCCCGAGGCGTCCAGGAAGGGCCTCTGCGGGAAGAATGAGAAGTGGGAGACCACGGCGTTGCCGATGAGGATGTTCGGCTGGCCGGTCACGCGCGGCCAGTGCACGGTGTGGAAGTTTTCCTCCTCGTCCGGCACGAGGACGCCGGGCTGTTCGAGGGCCGCGTAGTCCTTCCCGGCGGAGGCGAAGCAGGACACGGAGAACTGCTCTCCGAGCTTGATCGGGAAGTCCTGGTACATGTAGACCTGCTCGACGGTTCCGGCCTCGATGTGGCCGAGCAGGAGTTCGTGCATCTTCACCGCGAACGGGCCGTTGGCCCAGCCAACCGGGTCCATGCAGTACGGGGAGACCTCGCCCCATTCGCGGGGGATGGTGCCGCACTGCTGGAGGTACCAGGAGACGAGCGCGTTGTTCCAGATGATCGGGAAGATCGCCTTCGACGGCTCCATCTCGATCTTCTTGCGGACGAGGTTCTCGATGGCCGCGTCGTCCACGAACACCACGTCATCGTCGAAACGGACGTAGATCGTTTCGAGGTCGGTGAAGGACCGGTACGCGTATCCGGTCGAGCGCTGCTTCGGCCCGGGGTGCTTCATCGGGCGCTCGATGATGCGGATCCAGTCGTACTGCTCGGCGAGCTGGTAGCCGTAGGCGCGGTCGCTGACCTGGCTGTCGTCGGTGTTCATGTACAGGATGTACTCATCGACGATGCCGCGCTTCACCTCCCGCTCGATGTACTTCACCAGGATCGACACGGTATTTTCCCGGCCGAACGGGGTCCAACAAGCCACCTTGTGACCGTCAATCATGCTGCTGTCCTCTCTGCCGCGGGCGCAGAGAGCGCCGCTTCCCACTGTCGGTTGAGTGCCTGAAGGATCGACCCGGACGCTTCCCCGCGGGCCGTCATGCCGATCTGCTGCCGCAGCTCAGGGTCGTCCGCCAACTGCTTCAGCAGGCGCCCCCACTCGTGCTCGTACCGGACGAGGAACCCGTTCTCCCCATGCCGGATCACCCGCCGGTACGGCTCGATGTCCGACGCGATCAGCGGGATGCCGAGGATCGACGCCTCGAGGAATTTGGTTGCGAACTTCGCCCGGTTGAACGGGATGTCCCGGTATGGCGCCACCCACACGTCCCACTCGCCGACCGCCTGCATGTAGTGCTCGTGCCGCTCCACCCAGCCCAACGCACCGATCTGCCTGCCGCGGAGACCGAGCGCCATCGCGTGCTCGGGGCTGATGCCGACGATGCGGACCTGCACGCCACCGGGCCGCGGGTAGTGGGAGATCCGGTTCAGAGCCCGGACCGCCTCCGGGAGTTCGGCGACCGTGGACGACGTGCCGGCCCAGCCCACGGACAGCGGCCGGTCCTTCGCCTGGTAGTCGCGGGGCGTGCCGAGGTACTGCGCGGGCAGCCCGTTGGGGATGACCCGGACGTCGACCGCGTAGTCCCGCAGGACGGCGGCCAGCGGTTCGGAGCAGCAGGTGACGACGTCGGCGAGCGCCATGTTGTCGGCGAGGCGTTGCAGCATCGCCTTGTCCCAGGTGCGGACGGCGGCCTGGTTGGCGGGGTCGAGGTGAAAGTAGTCGTCGTCGAGGTCGAGAATCAACCTCTTCCCGTCGTCCTTCAGCCGCTGCCACATCATGGTCGGCTCCGGTTTGGCGACGCGGCAGCCGGCGACGACGTCCAGGGCGGGCCAGTCCTTCGGGAGCCGCATCCCGGCGGACACGGCGTGCCCGAGCCACTGCAGGCTCATGCCGGGCAGGATCGCCCGGTACAGGGCGGAACCTGCCTCGTCGGCCGACCACATGTGGATGCGCACGTCAGGCCGCCAGATACCCGGGGAGCCACTGCTCGGCGTAGTAGCGGACGGTGTGGTGGATGCCCTCGTCCAACGGCACGAAGTCGGCGGCGGTCATGCCGATCTGCTGGAGCGTGGACGTGTCGGAGGTGACGACCGCGTTGGGGATCTCGCCGGGCCGCATCGGCAGGTGCTTGATCGCGACCGGCTCGCGGCCCGTGTAGCGGGTGGCTTCCTCGGCGACGAGGCGGGCGATGTCGTTGACGGTGAGGGATTCCAGCGGCCCGACCTCGACGGGGTGTTCGGTGGGCCCGTTGACGGCGGTGTGCTCGAGCGCGGTGACGAACGCGCGGGCGACGTCGGCGACGTACACGCAGTCGGAGATCTGGGTGCCGTCCCCGTACACCTCGATGGGGCTGCCGACGAGGGCGCGGCACGCGAAGGAGGGCGCGATTTTGCGAACCTTGCTGGTGCCGTAGGGGGCGGCGACGCTCTGGCCGGGGCCGTAGGCGTTGACGGGGCGGACGATGGTGATCCGACCGCCGTCCCGGTAGAGGTTGTACATCCTCGCCAGATCCTCGGCGGCGCTCTTGGTGATCGTGTAGCAGCCGGTTCCCTGGAGCCGCATGAAGTGGTTGCCCACCCCTGCGTAGACGACGGGCAGGTTGTACTGCGTGGCAGCCTCGAAGACGTTCAGCGAGCCGAGGATGTTCGTCTCCGCCGATGGGCGCGGGTTGCTGATCGTCTCCTGGGTGCCGAGGACGGCGGCGAGGTGGATGATTCCCTCGCAGTGCGCGGCAGCCTCCGTTACGGCGGTGGCGTCGCGGACGTCGCCGAGGAAGAACTCCTCGCCGGGCGCCAGCTGCTGGCGGCGGTCCTGGTGGTCCATGACGAGGACCGTGTGGCCGCGCGAGAGAAGCTCTCGCCTGATCCATGTACCGATGAACCCGGCGCCGCCGGTCACGAGCGTCTTCATGCTGTGGTGCCTTTCCAATTGGGGCCGCGCAGGGCGGGCGGGACACGGCGGGTGTCGGGCGTGGGCCCGCGTCGTTTGGGCTCGGGCGCCTGTGGCCGGTCGAGTCCGGCGAGGATTTCCGGCGTCAGTCCGTAGCCCTCCGCGAGCGCGAGGAGCGTCGGGCAGTCGTTGACGTTGTCGACGAGCGGGCCGCTCTCGTAGTCGATCCCGCAGCCGATGCAGTGGACACTGTCGTCACCGAAGGTGGTGTGATCACCGAGGATCTTCCGGTCGGCGGCACAGCGGCGCCGAGCTGCGGTTGGGCCTCCGCAGCGGCATAGGGCATCGCTGAGGCTGCTGATCGGGGCGTCGAGATGGGAACGGTGCACGTCGCATTCGATGTCGTGCCACCGGTCGGCGAGCGTCTCCGCGTTGTCGACCTGCTGGGTGATCCAGCCGTGCAGGTCCGTCACGACTCTGCCCTCTTGTCGCAGGTGCAGGTCTTGCAGTGCGCGGCGGCCTGGTGCTTGGCCTTGGCCACGTCGCGGACGGCGGTGACGATGGTGCTGGCGAGGAGCAGCACGGCGATGATCGCCGTGATGGCGATGGCAGTGTTCACGGCGCCTCCCGGTCGATGAACCTGCCGACTTGCCGGTCGAGTTGGTCGACGCGCTGCTGCCAGTAGTCGAGGTGGCCGCGCGCGGCGCGCAGGGCGGCGCCGAGCTCGACGGCCGTAGAGGGGTTGCTGCCGTCCGCCCGGTCCGCGTGGGGGCAGACCTTGCAGTGCTCGCACTGCTCAGCGCCGTCGGGGCAGTCGCAGCGGGGGCAGCGGCGGGCCGGGCACTGGATCGGCGTGCCCCAGCCGTCGGTGTGGACTTCGCCGCCGCACTCCGGGCGCGTGCACGGGCCGCTCATCGCGAACTCCGGGCGGCTGGCGTGTAGTCGATGCGCGCCTCGACCGGCTGCGTGAGCGCGACGAACGCGAACAGGCAGGCCAGGGCGGCGCAAAGGGCGTTCACGAGGTACTCCCGGCGTCGAGTACGGCGAGCGCGTGGAGCAATAGGCCCCGGCAGAGGGCGCGTTCGCGGGGATCGTCCACCGCTGTGATGTCGATTCGGGTGACCGTGCTCGTGCCGTCGCCGCGTTCCGTGGATGCGTAGAACAGGGCGGGTCCGCGCTGGGCGGGGATCGTGAGGTCGCTGCTCATGGGTGCTCCTGTGCGGGTGCGTGTGCGGGTTGGCGCGGGATTTGAGCGGCAGGGGTGCAGACCCGCACGGCCACACCCCTGCCACAGGCCCTCTGAGCAAAGAACCTACTCACAGCTTACCTGTGATTCGTAGGTGAATTGAGGGGTTGGAGCTACGATTCCAAGGTAAAGGCCCGTCGTGAGGGGAACCCGCATGGCCACACAGCACAGACCGCTCGGCCGCCACGTCGAACACGACCCCCGCAGCCTCCAGTTCGCCCACGGCGTCCTACCGAAAACCGCCATCAAGACCGTCGACTGGACCCGCCGGGCCCCGATCTTCGACCAAGGCCAACTCGGCTCCTGCACCGGCAACGCGGCGGCCGGACTCCTCGGCACCGACAGCGCAACCCGCACCGGCCTCACCTCGACGACGATCGGCAACAACGTCGTCCCCGTCGACGAAGACCTCGCCGTAAAGGTGTACGAGCTGGCCACGCAACTGGACAGCATCACCGGCACCTACCCGCCCGACGACACCGGCTCCAGCGGCATCGGCGCAGCGAAGGCCCTGAAGAAGCTCGGCCTCGCCGCGTCCTACACCCACGCGTTCAGCCTCGACGCCCTCAAGTCCGCACTCCAGACAGGCCCGGTCATGGCCGGCACCGTCTGGCTGGAGTCGATGTTCGACCCCGACCCGACGACCGGGTTCGTGACAGTCGACCGCAAGAGCCAAGTCGCTGGCGGCCACGAGTACGTGCTCTCCGCCTACGACGCCACCCGGCAGGCGTTCCGCATCGACAACAGCTGGGGCGACTCCTGGGGTGTGCGCGGATCCGCCTGGTTCAAGGAGTCGGACGTCCAGTGGCTCCTCTCGCAGCAGGGCGACGTGACCGTCCCCGCCTGGATCACGGCGCCGACGCCTACTCCAACGCCGGTGCCCACCCCTCCTCCGGCGCCCGCTCCTGCTCCGGATCCTCGACTGGTTGAGGTCGTGGCTCTGATGCAGGCGTGGGCGCACGACAACAACGTGACGGGAGCCTGACCATGGTCGACCTGTGGATGCCGGGAGCCGCCCGGCACGCCGTCGGAAACGTCGGCGCGATGAACGGCGGGCCGGCGCGGGCCGTCTGGCACATCACGTCCAACGCGACGGACTGGACGTTCAAGAACGAACTCGGCTGGTTCACGTCCGGTGGCGCCGACGTGGCCCCCCACCTGCTGTGGGAGCCGTTTACCGGAGAGATCGCGCAGATGTTCCCCGCCGACTCCCGTTCGCTGTCGCTGCAGAACGCGGGCGACGTCCGGACGAACCGCACCGGCGCCTACTGCATCCAGATCGAGACCGTCTTCACCGAGGGCGAGACCGTCGGCGGCAAGAAGTACGCGACGGTGCGGGACACCCCCTGCAAGAACCTCGACAAGATCGTGGCGTGGCTGCGGAGCCTCGGCATCGCCGACGTCTGGCCCGGCGGCGCCCCCACCGGGTTCGTCCGCGACACCGTGTCCCTCGACGTCTGGACGAAGCTCGGCGGGCACTACGGACACAACCAGATCCCGGGCAACTCGCACGTCGACCCCGGGCCGATGCCCAACCTGTTCGGAACCACCCCGGTCACCCCGCCGAAGCCGCCGACCCCGGCGAAGCCGAAGGTCAGCGTCGCGCACCTCGTATACGCGGCCCGGCACGACCCGGCCGCAGCGCAGGGCCACACCACCTACCGGGACGAAGTCCTGGTGGTCGAGAAGGCTTTGCACGCCGAGGGCCTCCTGGCGACGCAGTACGTCGACGGCAGCTTCGGCACCAGGTCCGTCACCGCATACGCCGCCCTCCAGCGCCGCTACGGCTACTCCGGAGCTGCCGCCGACGGCATCCCCGGCAAGAGCTCGCTCACCCGGCTCGGCAACGCCCACGGCTTCACCGTCATCGACTGACCCAACCACGAAGGAACCCGCCATGAACATCAACCTCGACTCCGCCTACTGGCTGGGCCTCGCGATAAGCGTCGTCCTCCCGGTCCTCGTCGGCCTCGTCACCACCCGCGTCACCTCGGCCGGCGTCAAGGCCGTCCTGCTCCTCGCGCTGACCGCGGCGAACGGATTCCTCGTCGAACTCGCCGGCCCGCACCCCGACGGCTGGAGCCTCGGCACCGCCATCGTCCTGACGCTCGTCTCCTTCGGCACCGCGGTGCTCTCCCACTTCGGCCTGTGGAAGCCGACCGGCGTCAGCGGCAAGGCGCAGGACAGCCTCATAACCGCCGGTCCCCGCACCACTCAGGGCGCCTGAGTCTGCCCACCTTGCGCGACCGGGAGGGCGCCACATGGATGCCGCCACGGTCACGGCCATAGGCGTTCTCGGTAGCGCCCTGGTGGCCGGACTGGCAGCCATGTACGGCTCCCGGATCGCCGGGCGGACCCAGCGGGAGGGCGGAGTCATCGGCGGATACAACAGCCTCACGGACCAGCTCCAGGAAGAACGCAAGGAGCTGCGAGCCGACTTGGCCGCGCTGCGCCTGGAGCTGGCCACAGAGAAGGCGGAGACGGCGCGCCTGAAGCTGCTCGTGCTGCAGCTCGGAGGCCAGCCGTGACCCGGGCCGAGAGGGCGTTCGCCCGCCGCCGCCACCTGCTGTGGATAGTCGCCGCGCTGCTCGCGCTGACGGGCGCGGTGCTCCTGGTCTATGTACGCGTCCAGACCGAAGCGGCACGCGCCAACCAGCTCGCCACCGAAGCCGACCTCCGAGGCAACGCCGTCTCCACCCTCGCCGGAGATGTCCGGGCCCTGCGGGAGCAGGTAAAAGCCCGGGGCGGGACACCAGTGGCTCCGGACCCCACCAAGGCCGTCAAAAACTTGCCCGACCGCGCCGAAGTGCCCGTGCCTATCCCCGGACCGCCCGGACCGAAGGGCGACAAGGGCGATCCTGGGAGGGCCGCACCCACGATCACCCCGTCGCCCGGGGCGTCCGGGGCGCCAGGCTCGGCCGGCTCCAACGGCGTCACCGGTCCCCAGGGCCCGCAGGGTGCCCAGGGCGATCCCGGAGTAGCCGGGCCGCAGGGTGAGCAGGGACCGCAGGGCGACCGCGGCGAGGCTGGGCCACCGCCGTCCGGCTGGACGTACACCGACGGGACCGGCACCACCTACGACTGCACGCCCGACGGCGACGGTTCGACGCACTACACGTGCACGCCCGCGTCCGGTCCGGCGCCGCTGAAATCCAACAACCCCGCCAAGGGCGCGGTCACCGTGGCCGGTTTGCTCGCCATGGCCGCATACCGGCGCCTCGACCCCACCGGACGCCGCACCGACTGAGACCACACAACTGCGCCCCCGCTTCCTGCCAACCGGCAGGGAGCGGGGGCGCTGTTCGTTTTAGCGGCCCTCGCGGAGCGCCGCCGCCAGATCCTTGATCGCGGCTCCGACCGCCAACAGGGCATACACCTGAGCCCTTGCGAGCTGTGCCGCTTGGTCGGGGGTGCCGACATCCCCGGAGTACGTGTTGTCCAGGTTGTTGACCGCTCGCGCCTGCAGCTGGTCGTACCGTCGCTCCGTCATGCCCACCCCTTCGTCGCCTGCCAGGGCCGAGAGTCTGCCGAAGGCGGGGCGTGCTGTCAGTAGGGCCTCACCGCTTGGCAGCTCAAAGCGGGTGTCCGCAAACGATCGTTTTGGCGACACAGTGAGCCCAACTCCGTTGCCGCAGGCCAGATGTGACGCAAACTCGTGTCCTTAACTATGTTGCGCTAACCCCCCTTTGCGCTACGCTCCAGTCATGAGGATTGGATACGGGCGCGTCTCCACGCGCGACCAGAACCCCGAAGCGCAGGAGGACGCCCTCCATAAGGCGGACTGCGACCAGATCTACGTAGACAAGGCGTCCGGCAAGCTCGCCTCCCGACCCGAACTCGACAAGGCCCTCATCGCCGCGCGCGAGGGCGACGAGTTCGTCATCACCAAACTCGACCGGCTCGGCCGCTCCACAAAGAACCTCCTGGAGCTGTCCGAGCGACTACGCGGCAACGGCATCACGCTCGTCGTCCTCGACCAGGGCATCGACACCTCCACCCCAGGTGGCGTCCTCTTCTTCACCATCCTTGGCGCCATCGCCGAGTTCGAGCACGCGATGATGGTCGAGCGCACGCACGACGGCCTCGCCGCCGCACGCGCGCGCGGCCGAGTCGGCGGTAGGAAGAAGGCCCTGCGCGGTCGACAGGTCGAGCTGGCCCAGCAGATGTACGACGAGCTCGGCGGCGACGGCAAGCGCAAGCACACCGTGCAGGACATCGCCAACGAACTCGGCGTCGCCCGCACCACCATCTACCGATACCTCGAAAGGGAGAAGTGACCGTGATTGAAGCTCAGACCGTCAACGTTCGGATCATGCGGAACGGTAACCCGTTCTTCGAGGGGGACGTCGAGGTGTACCCCTGGCACATCGGCAACTACGGCGGCGACTGGACGGCATGGCTGCACCACGTCGCCCCGGAGTGGGTAGACCGGACGTCGAGCGGGATCTGCGAGGAGTTGTTCCGGGCGGTCGCTTCGGACACCGTCAACGGAGTAGAACTTGCCGCCGTCGGGTTCGTCCACAGCACGGCGAAGACCGCCACCGTCACCGAGAAGTGAGGACCCATGGGCCAGCAGATCATCCAGCAGCCTGACGGGAAGCTCGCCGTCTTCTCCAGCGTCACGGACACGTTCATCGTCGTCGACGCCACCCCGGAGGAACTCGTCGAGTGGCGGGCAGAGGAGGCGGCTGAGCGAGCACGCGAGCAGACTCGCCGTGAACTGGAGAAGGTACTCGCCGGAGACTCACGCGCGGCCTACTACCAGTCCGCCATGACGTGGGAAGAAGCCGCCGCGAAGGATCGCAAGTACGGCGGCGACCTGTAGTAGAGACTGCCTGCAGAACGACGCCCCGCCCAGAGTAAGTGGGCGGGGCGTCGCTGCGTCAGCGTACCGATCTACCGTGCGGGGTTCAGCCCCAGGCGGTGTCGCTGTTGCCCCAGGTCGTGTCGTCGCTCATGTCCCCTCCTATGTCGGGTGCGGCCACGGTAGGAGAACTCCGCCCGCCTGTCAGCCCCTCGTGCCAGACTGGCTGCGGCAGTGCGGTCCCCTGGGGCCGTCCGATCGGCTGCCGCTGCTGGCCTCATGAACCAGCGTCCAGCCTTGCGCCCCCCGACCGATGGTTGCCGAGGGGCGCTCGTGCGTGAACGGTCGGCCTACTTGTAGAAGACGGCCACGCCTCCGTGGTGGGAGCAGGCGCCCTGGTGGTGCGCGGCATACGAGTAGGTGCCGTCATTGCACTGGGCGGTGGCCCCGCCCCCCGCAACGCTGGAGCTGCCCGAGGAACCCGACCCGCTGCCCCCGGACGATCCGCCGGACGAACTGCCGCTGCCGGACGGGGCCTCCGCGGTGACGGTCACCTTCACCTTGACCGTCTTCGTGACGGTCTTCGTCACCGTCGGCGCGGGTTTCGGCGTCGCCGTGGCCGTCGCGGTGACGGTAGCGGTGGGCTGCACCTTGGCCGCGGTCGGCTTGGCGTCGCTGCTGCTGTCCTGGTTGCTGCCGCCGGCCCCGATGCCGATGAAGAAGGCGAAGCCGAGCGCGGGAAGTACGTAGCGCTTGCGGGCCCACTTCGGTGCGGGCCGGGACGGCTGCGGCGGTACGGGCGGCCTGGTGTACGGGTTGCTCATGGCGTCCCCCCTTGTCGTGCTTTCTGAGGGGATGACGGTAGCGGGAGTTGTGTGGGCTGTGTAAGCACAGTGACGACCTTGTGATCGTTGCTGCTATCCCTCCAGGTAGCCGAGCTCCGAGTCGGGCCGGCAGTGGGTGCAGGCGGCGATCCCGTCGGCGAGTGCCCGGAGCGCCTGGTCCCGCTGCACGCCGCGGCTCCTCTTCCCGGCCATGTGGCAGCCGCCGACGTGGACGTACACCGCCTGCCGCCCGTCGAGGCCTTGCTCGAGCAGCCAGTCCGGCTCGGGCGGCCGGGCCTGCTCCCCGCGCCGCTGCTCTGCCTGCCGTCGTTCCTCTGCTGCAATCCACCTGCGGGTGCGCTCAAGATCCTGCTCCTGGACGCGTTTGAGGAAGAGGAGCTGGTCGAGTCTGGACGGCGAGCTGTCGTTCACGTGTTCGATTGTAGGCGTTAGGCTTCCCTCCGCATCCCCGGGGGAGAGAGGACCGTATGGACGCTGACCTGCTGCGCACCCTCGGCATCGACCCGGCCGCCCTCGACCCGGCCCCGCCATGGGCGCCCTGGCGCGGCACGGCTGTGGAGCGACTCGACGGCGGCCACCGCTGCGCCCGATGCGGCCAGCCGGCGCGCGCGACCCGGGTCGTCGACGTGCCCGGCCTCGGCCTCCGCTGGCTGGACACCTGCCGCACCCACTTCCTCGCCGTAACCCGACTGCTGCCGTCTCGGATGCCGTCGACGCTCGAGGGCATCGTCGCCGACCTGCGCGCGGCGGCCAGGGATGCGGGCGCCCCGCTGACGATCCTCACCGACGACGGAATGACAGGCTGACCACGTGAACGACCAGCGGTATCACCTGACCCTGTACACCAGCGACGAGGTCGTCATGCAGGGCTGGTGGGCCGAGCGAGCGACGGCCGAGCGCAAGCACGCAGCGTGGAAGCGCGAGCACGGCAGCGTTGAGGGCGCCCGGGTCGTACTCGTCGACGAGGAGGAACAGCGGGTCCTCGCGTCCTGGCCCGACGAGGCGGGCGGCCTGCGAGACTGATCCCGCCCCTCGGTTGTCATCCCCGTCGCCGAGGGGCGCCTCGTTGTCAGTGGCGGCTCGTAGAGTGGACGTCAACATCCCAACGATCTAGTCGGGTTGTTGCTGATGCCCCGCCCGGAACAGCGCCCGGTGCGGGGCTCGCTGCTGTCAGGCCGCCGTCTCGTACCGCACGAGCGTCTTCAGCCCGAGCTCGACGTCCATCCGCCGCACCTCATCGCCCGCCGCCTGCCGTTCGGCGACGTAGGCGGCGATGCCGTCGTGGACGGCGCGGGCCGTGTCCACGGTCAGCGCCCCGGCCTGGATCTCAGCCCAGGCCTGGCGTTCCAGCGCGATCAGATGGTCGGGTAGTTCGATAGTCACCGCAGGATCCTACGTTCTTCAGCTCAGGTGCGTTTCGCGCATCTCCTCGTGGAAGACCTCGGCGGCGGCGCCGTCGAGATAGAGGGTGCGCTGGTGGTGGTAGACGCCCTCGGCTTCACCGATGTGCGGGAGGCTGACGGTCGTGTACGTGACCTGGTAGAGCGTGATGTGCTCGCGGCCGACGGTGAGCTCCCGGGTGATGAAGCTGAGGCTGAGCCGGACGCCCTTGGTCTCGCGGCTGGTCGATTTGGTCTCGACCATGCCGATGTCGAGGTCGCCGTCGTCGACTGCCCGGAGGATGCGCTGGGTGGTTTCGGCGTCGACGTGGACTGCGCGGTCGGGGTTGTCGAGGTCTTCGCCCATGGCGGAGCCGCGCAGGTATCGGCCCATCTGGTCGGGCAGGATGGCGCCTTCGAAGGTCTCGGGGCAGGCGCGGGCGGTGGCGCGGCGGACCCATGCGGCCCGGCTGAGCCCTGCGGTGTCGGCGGCGCTGTCGATGTCGCGGAGGAGGCCTGCCGGGAAGTTGATGGGGACCTTGGGTCCGATGGCGGGGCGTCCGCCCTTGTCGTCGCTCATTGCTCCCCCTCGGGGTTTTGGGTACCTAAAACGTACACCACTCCGAGGGTTATGGGTACCCGAAACGGTGAACCCGTCGCACTACGCCGCTTCGACGACGTCCCGTTTCTCCGCCGCGTCGGCGATCGCCCACTCCAGCCGCAGCACCTCGTACCGCCGCCGCGTCTCCCCGTACAGCCAGCCGCCAGCCCCTACGACCAGGGCGCGGATCTCCTCATTCACCACAGCAGACGGCCGTGCGGGGCCCGGGTCTGGGGGAGTGGGAGGCATGGTGATCAGTTTAGGGCGGGGCACTGTCAGCGGTCAGCCCTCGGCGAGCGGCTGTCGTGCTACGAAGCTACCGAGGCCCGGCTCCGTGTAGATGAGCCCCTCGTCGCGCAGCCCGCGGTGCACCTTCTGCGCGGTCGCCTGCGCGATCCCGAACTCGGTAGCCAGCTGGATGACCGACGGGACGCGAGTGCGAGGCGGGTACGTGCCATCGGCGATCCGCTCCCGGATCACGTCCGCTACCTGCTTCCACCTCGGCACATCCGCCTCGAATTCGATCACTCCGTCAACGTGACACGCCATCCCATGCCACGCGAGATGTCGCATACGTGGCACGCCATAGCATGCTATGTCTAAGCTGCTGAAACGAAGCCCCCGCGACCACACATGGCCGGGGAACCAGCCGGTGAGTGGAGCGTCGACGTGGACGAGCGTAGAGAACCCCCACCCAAGCCCGTAACCCGCCCGCCGGTCATAGCCTCGGTCGCCGGGAAACTCTCCCCGCTCCAGCAGGCCTACAGCCGCTACGTCGCCCACACCACGACCTGCGACGTCTGCCGGGACATCGACCTCGGCAGGTGCAAGGACTCCGAGCGGCTGTGGAGCGCCTACCGGGCACAGGGGGACGAGGCGTACCGGCGACTGTCCGAGGAGACCCCGTAACCGCCGTTGGCCTGGACCTTGAACTTGTCTCCCAGGTAAACCGTGGCCAGCGCCTGACCTGCGGTAACAGAAACGTGCGGGGTGCACAGAAAACGCATAGATCTATGTGGCCTTCGCACTTCCCCTACAACCTGTAGTGCTGTTGACTCAGGTTCAGTCGCGCGATCAACCGTTGCACCGCGTAAACCGTTTAGCCGTGAAGGAGGTCAGTGACGTGCAGTCTCAGCGCCTCGGCAACCAGCAGCAGGTGGCTGAGTTTCATCTCCTGGCCAGCTTCCATGCGTTGGATCGTCGACCGGTCGAGCCCGCTGGTGTAGGCGAGGGTCTCCTGCGTCATGTTCTGGCGGAGGCGGCGTATCCGGATGCGGTCGCCGACACAGCGGCGGGCGTCGAGGACCCACTCGGGCTGATCGGCTGGCACGCCGACAACGCTTTACGGACCATGATCATAAGTCAGCAGCAGAATTGCGGCATTCTTTGATCATGAAACTCGCGCGACGGACGGCCCACTCCTCCCCGTAGAACAGGTGGGTGCCCACCTCGGGTGGCGCCTCGCTACACAACGTGCGAGTCCTGCGACGCTCTGGCATATGCCGCAGGGTGCGGGTAGTGTCAGACATCGAACGCATGTTCGAGTTCCACTCGCTTTTACCCGGCGGCCCCACCCATAGACAGCCGGAGCCGGCCCCCCGCCTCCAAGGGTGCAAGGGGGCCGGCTCCGGCCTGTTGTGTTGTCTACCGCAAGGCGAACCCCGACGGCATCAACCTCGAGGCTGACCTAGTCGCGTCCCGGTACTGCCCTGGTTTGGGAAATGGGAAACAAGTGGGATAGGAACGCCCTAACCAGCACCCAACCAGAACGAACTAGAGCCCAACTATCCGCACGAAGTGCCAGGTAGAACGCCTAGTGGCTGATGTTGTCGCTGGCGAGGGCGATGGGAAATTCTGGGGGTTCATCTTCATTTGGAAGTCGGGGGATTGGACCTATCGATCTCTCTGACCTGCAAGTCCCTTGATCCAACGAGGGGGAGTGGGAAACGAGTGGGAAAGGATCTAGCTTTCCGACCGCCTCAACCGCTCCTGTAGCCCGTCCCAACGCTCCTGCAACGTCTTCATGATGGCACCTTCCATCGGCACCGTCACGCTGCTGTAGATCCCCTCAACCCCCGGCACCTCGTGGCCCATCCGGGACTCCACCGCGAACTTGCTGTGGCCGTCCTCGTCCAGCCAGGCCTTGTGGGCATGCCGCAGCAGATACAGCCGCTTCCCCGCGAACGTCGGCACGGCCGGGATCTCCGGCCGCTCCTTGCGTACACGCTCCCCTTCGCGCGCCTTCGCCCCGTCGGCGATGGGTCGCCAGTACTTGTAGTCGAAGTTCACCGCACCGAGGCTGCCGCCCTGAATCGCCGGGAACACCCACCGGCTGTCGTGCGAGTCGAGCAGCTGCTCCAGCAGGCCGGCCAGGAACGGAGGCACGACGAGCGTCCGGTAGCTCTCGTACTTCGGAGGAAAGAACCCGAGCTTGCCGCCTTCGTACTGAACTTGGCGTTCAACACGGATCGCCGGCATCAGGGCATCGCTCTTGCCGTACCGCTCCGGGTCCTCCTCGTACCGCTCTTCCTCGTCAGGGTTCGACCGCGGGTCAGAGGCGGGCCAGTTCGGATAGCAGTACTCGCGGGTCAGCCCGTACAGCTCGGCCGGCCGCATGCCCGTCATGGCCATCGTCCACATGAAGACGTAGCCGGGCTCACCGAAGAAGGTGCGCGCGTTGCGTGCGAGCTGCTCGACGATCTCCGGGCGCACATCCTTCTTCCGCTCCTTCGGCTTCTTCGTGAACTTGCCGCGGCGCCGGGTGCGCTCGACGGGGGAGGTCTTCATGAGGCGGGGCACGGCGTCGTCGAGGACCATGCCGAGGACCATCATCACGTTCTTCGCAGACCCCGACCCGAGCGCGCCGTTGGCGTACTTGCGGAAGGCCCGGTAGGCGAGGACGTCGATGTCGGCGACCGCGGTGTTCCGCTTCTTGAAGTACGGGCGGATGTGGTTCTCGATCACCGACCGGTAGCCGCGCTCGGTCAGATGGGCGTGATCCATGGCCGCAAGCCATTCGTCGAGCCAGTCCGACATGAGGGTCTTGCCGTCACGGTTGGAGACGTGATCGCCGCGCCGGATCTCCGACATCTTCTCGAGGCCGTGCTCGTAGGCGCTGTCCTCGTCGGTGAAACCACCCTTGGACTCAAATCGTTTGCGACCGTCGTCGTGAAACTCGCCAGACCACCACTTCACGCGACAGGTGCCGCCACGCCACTCGACATAGACATCGCGTGCTCGTCTGGCCATCTTCGCCCCCTGAGTGCCGGTGGTGAGCGGGCTCGGCGGTACACCTACCGCCGAGACTCCGCATCACTCATGATCTCAGCCAGCCTTGCCCAGCGGACAGCCCTGGCACCCTCCGCACTTGCCGCCAAGGCCTTGCACCAGATCACGCATCGTTGCTCTTACTTCAACACGCCCCCACTCGCAGGGGATTACACAGACGATCCCGTTGTCGACCTTGACGGCCTGACCTAGAAAGCCCGGCCCGTAGTCGGCTATGAGTGCGCCTTCTTGCATCATGGCTCCCCCTGTTAGGGCTTGAAGGGAGCCTCCAAGGGTGTGGCTTGAACTCTGCCACGTTCAGTGCCGGTTGCAACCACTTGCGTCACAAGAGGCGGGGGAGGAATCGATTACAGGGCCGAAAAGGCAAATGGTTGTACGCCAATTGAGTGAACTTCAGTCAGATCCGGCCGCGCTTCCTGAGATCTTGGACCACCCGCTCGCTCAGTGCCCGGATCTCGTCGGCTGACAGACCGGTCGTGGCGATCGCCGCCAGCTGCACGGTCTCGCGCACGTCTTCGCTCAGGTCCTCTCCCGTGAGGGTCGTCTTCACGGCGCCGGGGACGCCGCCCTCGACCGGCACGGCTCCTGTCGGATTTTCGCCGCGCAGGATCGCTTCGCAGCTTCCGGCCGCCCACTGGAGCGCTGGCTCCATCTTGGCGTAGGTCCCGTCGCGGACCGTGAGGCCGTCCTCGACGCGAGCCCAGGTGTCCTTCGAGATCTCTGCCGCCTTTGCTGCGGCCAGGCGTGACGGGAACAGGGCGAGGCGTTGCGCCTTCACGGCTTTGGCGAGGGCGGCCAGGTCGGGTGTCGACATGGGGACATCTTGGCAGGGCCAGCCAGGGCCAGCTAGGACCAGGGGCAACTAAGGCCGAATCCGTGACCAGCACGTTTGAGGTAGGCCTAACTTCGGCTAGATAGTCAGCCCGATTTGTTCCTAACTAGGGCTAGACAACGAGGCTACCTAAGGCTAACTTCTAGACATGTACCAACCCCCAACCACCTTCCTGGTGAACGGGCAGGTCGCCCGTGAACTGCGAAAGAACGCCGGGGTCGAACTCGCAGACATGGCCAGAAGCGCGCTGATCAGCCGGCGCTACCTCAGCCACATAGAGAACGGCACCCGCAAGCGCATGAGACCAGCCCCGTATCAGCGCCTGCGCAAGGCCCTGGGGGCGAACGAAACAGAACTGATCTTGGCCCCACCCGAGACCACACCCCCCGAGGAGAACCCCAGTGCCTAGCGACAAGTACCTCCGATACGGCCGCCCCACGCCGCCAGCCGACGTGAACCAGGAGTTCATGACCGTCCAGGAAACGGCCTACGTCCTGGGCTGCAGCGTCGACACGATCCGAGCGCGCATCAAGGACTTGAGGCTCGCGAGCAAGCCCGGACGCCGCGTGATCACCAACAAGTCGGACCGGATGCGCATCCACGCCGCAGGGCGCAAGCCGCGCAGCAAGCCGGCCGAGCTCGCCACCGCCGCCTAGGCGGCAAACGGCCCCAACCGCCGGAGTCCAGTCCGCCAGCCGGGGCCACCGCGGCTCACGCCGCGCGATCCACCCCTCACCATCCAGTAGAGAGAAGAGGCAGACCGTGCCTTCATCATCCACTAACCCCGAGCCGTGCGGCTACGAGCCGTTGGAGCCGGACCTGTACGAGCTGACCTGGATGTCGGGTCACGTCGAGAAGATCGTCGCCCACGATGTGTCGTTCGCGAATCACCGCGTGGTGTTCCTGACGGACGTGAGTGGCCGGATGCGCATCCAGCTGTCGGCGCTCGAGGACGACTTGCGGACGATCCGCAGCATCACCGAGGACGAGGTTCTGCTCCTGCCTGGCGGCGGTGAGCCCGCATGACCGACTACTCCGCGATCGCCCGCCACTTCACCAACGACTTCGCCGAGGCCACGCTGAAGACGCAGCGCGAGGACGGCCTGTTCCGCCACATCGAGTTCTCGGCCCCCAAGTCGATGAACCGTCTGATCGTGGTGACGTGGCCGTACAACCTGCTGGTCGCCGGGTCTCACGGCTCGTACCACTTCGAGCGGTTCGGCCCGGACACCGAGGACATGTTCGACTGGCTGCGCGGCATCCGCGTGGAGCCGGACCGGTGGGCGTCGAAGCTCGTCAACGGTGCCGACTCTGTCCGTGAGTACGACCGGGAGCGGCTTGTCGCTCAGGTCAAGTCTGAGGTCGCGGACGCGGTCAAGGAGGGCGCCCCGCGCGGTCTGCGCGCTGCGGTCCGTGAGCAGATCCTGGAGAGCGACCGCCTGTGCTCGCGGGACTGGGCCATGCAGATGGTCTACGACTTCGAGCACGGCGTCACCTACCGCGCCGAGTGCACGTGCGGGGCTTCGAAGGATCACGAGTCTTCCCACGACGCCACGATGTGGGCCATCTACAAAGGCCACACGCGCGAAGGTCACGAGGTCGAGACACGCGAGATCGGCGGCTTCGCCTTCTCCGACGTCGGCGACTGGAACCTCGACAAGGTCAGCTACCACTTCGTCTACCAGTGCCACGCGGTCGTCTGGGCCATCGGCCAGTGCGACGCCGCCCGTCAGGCGGTGGCCTCATGACCGCCATCAACCCCCGCCTGGCCGCCGCGATCGCCGAGCTGGGCGTCCCGCTGTCGGCGGACTGGGCGCCGCAACCCGCCACCCCCCGCTGGCACCAGCTCCGCACCGAGCTGATCCGCTCGTTCTCCGACTACATGCCGGTGACGGCCGCGACCAAGGCAGTCGACGCCCTCGACGCGCTGATCGTCGAGCTGGGCGCCCCCGGTCTCACCCCGCGCGACGGAGCGGAGGCCGGGCGATGACGACGACCCCGCGCCCGATCCGCGACCTGGACGTGCCGCTGGAGACCGTGCAGGCCCTCGTCGCCCGGCAGCGGGCTGCGGCCCGCGTGGAGGAGTCGGCGGCGAAGCTCCGTTGGCTCCTCGCCCACCCGACGTCCAGCCGTCCCGCTACCCCGGGCGAGCTCAAGGAGCAGCGGCACTGGCTGCACGACGCCGACCCCGACTCCACCATCCCTGTCTTCCGCGTGAACCTCACCAAGCGCCCCCAGGAGAAGTCGTGATCGACGACCAGACCCGCCTGCTCAACCAGACGCTCGTCCTCGGCAGCAACCCCGACGACATCCAGGTCGCCGAGCAGGACGGCCACACGCTCATCGTCCTCGGCAACGTGGTCCTCGCCGTCGGCCCGTCCGGCCAGGCCGCCCTCGACAAGCTGGCCACCGTCACCGCGCAGGCCGCCGCCAACTCTCGGGCCCGCAGGTTGCGGGAGGTGGCCTGAGATGGCGACCGCCCTGGAGCCCCGCCCGCTGGCGGACGACGTGGAGCAGATCCTCGTGCAGCTCGACGCCGACTACAGCACCATCTACGGCCCGAATCTCGCGGACTGGTCCCGCGGTGTGCGCGGCGAGTTCTTCGAACTGCAGCGCTCCCGCCGCACCATGGACCGGGAAACGCACCCGCTGCACCCGCGGCGCGCTGCCGCATCCCGCCGGCGCAGGCACTCCAAGCAGCTCGGCTGGCGCATACACGGCATCATCCCCGGCGCCGTCACCGTCCTCCTCACCCCGGTATGGACGGACGTTCACGGCCCGATGGAGCGCGTGTTCGTCGTCACCGCCCGCAACGCCGACGGCCAGCACTTGAAGCTGCCGCGCGGCGGATCCCGGCAGATCGCCTCCCTCATGCAGGGCGTGTTCCCGGCCGCCGACTGGAACCAACCGCAGACCTGGCACGCCGACGGCAACCACCTCACCACCTGGCAGCAGAGGCGAGGTGCCTGATGGGCAGCGAGCTCGCCGACTACGGCCCGCAGCCGTCCATCCCGGACGCGCTACTGCAGCGCAGGGCCGCAATCCGTATCGCCTACCGGGTCGCCGCCGATCATCCGCACCACCTCGACGACAAGGACCCGCGGCAGGCCGGCCGGGAGCTCGGCAAGGACCCGGCCGTCGCGGGCGAAGTCCTCGACCTGGTCGCCGCACTCGACCTGAGCCCCGACCAGATCCGCAGGGCAGCACGCCTCCCGCTGATCACCAAGATCGCCGACGGACTGCGGTGCCTCTACATCCGGCTCGCACCCCGCCACATCGCCGACCTCGAAACCGAGCTCGCCGTCGCCACCACCGTCAACCAGCAGCTGAAGGAAGGCCAGCCGTGAGCCTGAACCTGATCCCCGCCCGCTACCGGAACCGCCATCGCGGCAAGACCGGGCTGCAGTTGCAGCGCGAGCTGACGCGGGCCGAAGACAAGGCGACGTCACTGACCGCAGCCCTGGACCAGGCGATGGCCGAACTCGCGGACCTGCGTGAGGAGAACGCGTCCCTGCGGAATCTGAAGGCTGGCGCTGACGACACGTTCGTCATCCAGCTCCAGGTCATCGACGACCTCGAAGGCGGCGTCCGCCGCCTCCGCGAGGAACTCGCCGCCGAGCAGGGTGCGCGGGCCGTCGCCGAGAAGGACGCCGAAACCCGCGGCCGGTGGGTGGCCGACCTGGAGCAGCAGCTCGCGGACGCCAAGCGGCGGCTGGAGATTGGCGCCCTCGCCGAAGCCGCCGCCGCACGCACGCAGGAGATCCCGGTCATCACCCCGGTGGTGCCGCTGCACCAGGCGCCGTTCGCCACCACCAACCCGGCCCACGTCCCGTCGTGGGCCGTGGCCGACGAGGGGGTGGCGTAGATGGCGACCGCTATCGCAACTGTCGATCTCGCCGATCTGACCGGCATGCCGGACGGCCCGCTGCCGGACCGGGATGCGATCAACGACTGGTCGCTGAAGTCGTTTGACGACTACTTCACCGCAACCGCCAGGCACTCCGCCCGCCGGTTCGCCAAGCAGGCCGCCGAATGCGCGGCGACTGGCGCGGGTGTCCGGGAGTGGCATTCCTGCCGGGAGGCGGCCGTGCTGTCGCTGCTTGCCGCAGCCGAAACGTCAGCGCCTGACGAGGACCGCCCCTGGTATGCGGCCCGACTCGACGCCTATGTCGAACTTCACGGGCTGCGCGGCTGGTACCGCACCACCAGCGTGCACGGCAAGCACGACATCCAGATCAACTACATCCGCAAGCGCGAGGACGGCGACCAGGGTCGGCACTACGTGCACAAGTCGGCGAACTACGACTACCGGGCCGCCCCGCACTGGGTCGTCGACCGGGACACCGGCCGCACCGTCTATCGCTCCTACTCGGGCCGCATCGCCCAGCAGTGGATCGACGAGAGGGAGGCGTCATGACCGTCCGCCCGCCGATAGTCGGCGCCGCCCTGTGGACGGCGGTAATGAGGAACGCGGGCGACCGCTGCGAGTGCAAGGGGGCGTGCGGCAAGAAGCACGACCCGGACCGCAAGCGCGTGCAGGGGCGGTGCGATCTGGAGAACGGCCAGCACGTCTCCAAGGTCGGCAAGGTCATCCTCATCGCGATGCCGCGGGACCCGATCAACGAGGGCGACTTCGTGACCGCGGCCCGGCTGCCGGCCCGGCGTCTCGCCGCGATGTGCCGCCCCTGCTACGACGCGGTCCGCCGAAAGATCAAGGCCGCCGAGAAGGCGCTCCCGCCGCAGGACGACGAGCTGTTCGCCGTCGAGGAGTTCGTCGTCAGCAAGGCCAGCACGAAGCAGGCCGACGTGGGCGCCGCCTAGACCCGCCCCGCCGCCGGATGTTGCCGGCTGGCGGCGGGGCGAACAACCACCCATACCGGCGCGTCGAGTCCCTGCAACTCCGCGCCACCCAGGGTCCGCTCCCGAGGAGCACCTCCCCGCCCGAGGGAGCGGACCCACCTTCAGTGCACCCAGAAACGAGACCCCATGTACCTCACCCGCACCTTCGGCCGCTGGCAGTTCGAACTGCACCAGCGGGCCGTGCACCTCACCCGGACGCCCAAGCCGGGCTGCCCCGACTGCCGGGGCGACCTCGGCGGCTGGATCCCACACGGCGCCGACGTCGACTGGGACGAATGCGCCTGCCTCGACCAACTCCGCACCTGGCGCCTGCCCCTCTGGCCCCGCCGGGCCGTCACCGAAAGGACCCCGTTCTGATGCCGCTCGCCTGCCGCGAATGCGGAGACACCGACGGGCCGTTCACCGCCGACGGCCGCTGCGAAGACTGCGCCGACACCAGCACCAGCAAGGACAGCGAATGACCACCACCATCGAGACCAGGGGCGCCCTGGATGTCACCGCACGCCGCGACAGCCTCCTCGCGCTGATCAAGGAAAGCCCGCGGCAGCCCGTCACCACCAAGCGCGCCCAAGACCTGTACGCAGTCACCCCGTGGTCCGGCATCGGCCGCAACGCCGCCCGCCGAGACCTGCGAGACCTCGCCCGCCGCAGCCAGTTGATCCCTCGAACCGTCGACGGACAGCGCTCCTACGTGCTGTACCCCCAGGCGATCCAACGGATCCCCATGGGCCCCCGCCTCGCAAAGTCCGCGCTCCTCCAGGCCATCACCGACGAAGGCGGCGAATGGACCCCGGGCCGGGCGAAGTCGGTGCTCCACCGCGCCATGGGCACCAACGTCTACCGCTCCGTCGCGCGGCGCTGCCTCGAAGACCTGCACCGCGCCGGTCTCGTCGAACTCCACAGCGAACGCCCCGGCCACTGCTACTACGCCTCGCTCATCGAAGGCGGTGCCGCATGACCACGACCATCGAACCGCCGGTCACGACGGCCGCCGAGCCGCCCGCCCTCGGCCTGCACACCGACCTCACCAACGAGGCGTACCACGCGGACAAGACGAGCCTCTCCTCGTCCGGCGCCCGCAAGCTGCTGCCGCCGTCCTGCCCCGCCAAGTTCCGGTACGAGCAGGACAACCCGCAGCCCGCGAAAAAGACCTTCGACTACGGCAACGCCGCCCACGCGAAGGTGCTCGGCCGCGGCGCGGAACTGATCCTCGTCGACCACGACACGTGGAACACCAAGGCGGCGAAGGCTGAGGTCGCTGAGGCTCGGGCCCGCGGCGGCATCCCGCTCAAGCAGTACGAGATCGACATGGTCGACGACATGGCCGCCGCCATCCGCCGCCACCCCCTCGCCTCCGCGCTCCTCGAACCCGCCTACGGAGCCCCCGAGCAGTCCGGGTTCTGGATCGACGGCCCGACCGGTATCCGCCGCCGCGTCCGCTTCGACTGGCTGCCGTCCATCCAGTCCGGCCGCCTGATCATTCCCGACTACAAGACCGCGGCCGACGCCAGCAGCGACGCCTTCCAGAAGGCCCTCGACAACTACGGCTACAACCAGCAGACCGCCTGGTACGAGGAAGCCGCCATGGCCCTCGCCCTCGGCGGCCAGGACACGGAACTCCTGTTCATCGTCCAGGAGAAGACCGCGCCCTACCTGGTGAACGTCGTCGGCATCGACTACTTCGCCCGCGAGATCGGCCGCGCCAAAAACCGCGCCGCCATCGAGGTCTTCGCCGAGTGCACCGCCTCCGGCAAGTGGCCCGGCTACAGCGACACCGACCCCAACTACCTCGCCCTGCCCGGATGGGCCGAGAACCGAGACAAGGACATCTACCTGTGAACTTCCCCGCCCAGACCCAGCCGGCCGCCCACATCGGGCAGGCCACCGCGATCGAACTCTCCCGCGCCGAGGCCGAGGTCAAGGCCGCCGTGTTCGTCGCCAAGCAGAACCCGCGCAACCGCGGCCTCGCGCAGGACGAAATGCGGTTTGCCTGCAGCCAGCTCGCCATCGCCGAGAAGGCGTTCTTCTCCTACCCGAAGGCCGGCCAGACCGTCTCCGGCCCGTCCGTCCACCTCGCCCGCGAACTCGCCCTGATCTGGGGCAACATCCAGCACGGCACGATGGAGCTGTCCCGCGACACCGCGCTCGGCCAGTCCGAGATCCTCGCCTACGCCTGGGACCTCGAGCGCAACTCCCGCTCCTCGCAGATCTTCATCGCCCCCCACATCCGCGACACCCGCAGCGGCAAGAAGACCCTCACCGATCTGCGGGACGTGTACGAGAACAACGCCAACCTCGGCGCCCGCAGGCTCCGCGAGGCGATCTACGCGGTGCTGCCCGACTACTACACCGCCGAAGCCATCCAGATCTGCCAGCAGACCCTCGCCAAGGGCGACGGCGCCTCCCTGAGCGACCGCATCGAGCAGGAAGTCGACCGCTACAAGCGGGTGGGCGTCAACGCCAAGCAGCTGGAGACGAAGATCGGCCGCCCGCGCGGGGAGTGGGACGAGAGCGACGTCGCCAAGCTCGGCACGATCTTCCGCTCCGTCGACCGCGGCGAGATCGCCCGCGACGAAGCCTTCCCGCCCGAGCACATCACCGGCGCCGAGATCACCGGCAAGAACGCCCAGCAGTAGCCCACCCCAAGTCCGGGCTCCCGCCCGCCGAAATCAGGCGGGGGCCCGGCACCACCCAAGGAG